AAGCCATCCGATTTGATCGGGAGAAAGCCATCCGATTTGATCGGGAGAAAGCCATCCGATTTGAGCGCGAGAAAGCCCTCCGATTTGATCGGGAGAAAGCCCTCCGATTTGATCGGGAGAAAGCCATCCGATTTGAGCGCGAGAAAGCCCTCCGATTTGAGCGCGAGAAAGCCCTCCGATTTGAGCGCGAGAAAGCCATCCGATTTGAGCGCGAGAAAGCCCTCCGATTTGATCGGGAGAAAGCCATCCGATTTGAGCGCGAGAAAGCCATCCGATTTGAGCGCGAGAAAGCCATCCGATTTGATCGGGAGAAAGCCATCCGATTTGAGCGCGAGAAAGCCATCCGATTTGAGCGCGAGAAAGCCCTCCGATTTGATCGGGAGAAAGCCATCCGATTTGAGCGCGAGAAAGCCCTCCGATTTGATCGGGAGAAAGCCCTCCGATTTGAGCGCGAGAAAGCCATCCGATTTGATCGGGAGAAAGCCATCCGATTTGATCGGGAGAAAGCCATCCGATTTGATCGGGAGAAAGCCCTCCGATTTGAGCGCGAGAAAGCCATCCGATTTGATCGGGAGAAAGCCATCCGATTTGATCGGGAGAAAGCCCTCCGATTTGAGCGCGAGAAAGCCATCCGATTTGAGCGCGAGAAAGCGACGACGGGCAAGTAGCTTCTAAAATGAGTTGGTCTTTGGTTTTCATGAGGTGGTTTTTATTTCTGTGGTTTGGTTGTGATCTTTCCGACGCGCTCGGTGTCACGAGCTTCACGCCCGATGTTGATGATGTCCTGGGCGGTGAGATTGCTCACAGGCCACGCGGCGGACGCGATGCCGAGGTTCCGGGCGCGGGCAGGCAGGCGGGAGGGGATCATTTGACGGCCTTTCGCGCTTCGATCATGGCGTCGGCAATATGATACGCCTCGGCTGCAACCAATTCTGCGTCTGTGGTGCAACTCGCGTCTTGCCATAATTTCGTAAGAACCGGAAGACTCGCCGCCGCAAAATAATCTCGCAGCGTCATGCCGTTTTCTTTGAAAACGGTAATCACACGACCTTCATTATCGTACATCTCGCTTGACGGGAACGCCGCTCCGCCGTCAGCAATAGGCGCACTCATGACGCGCTCACTTTCTTGTCCTTCTTTTTCAGCAAGTCGGAGACTCGCAAAGGTGGGTTGGCGTTGTAAGCCTTACGCAAAAGGAGAACGTAATCAGTGAAAGTCTTGCCGAGCTTCGCGCAGTCGCTCTTGATTGACCTGTGCTCGTCCTCGTAAAAAAATCCCGTGAGCTTCTTCGTTTTTGGGTCTGTGCTTCGTGACATAAATTTATTTCAGTAAAGATTCAAACTCGTCTATCCAGCCAACAACGATTTTGGAAATCTGATTCGTTTCCGGCGTGTCCCCGGTTTTAATTCCCATAAAAAAGCATTCGATTGGCCTGGTTGAATCGGGTTTTAGCGCCTTAATTTCGTCATATTTACAATGCTTGATATTAGCTATCGTGCCCACCAAGCAAGCACACTCACCTTCATAAACCGAGCCGTCTACTTTCCCTTCGACCAAATGCTTGCGAAGTTCAGGGATTTCATGCCGTGCCCGAATCAGTACGTCCCAAAAATCGTTCCTAATGGAATCGAGGCTGGCACCGTCGAGGTTGGCACCGACGAGGCTGGCACCGTCGAGGTTGGCACGGACGAGGTTGGCACCGACGAGGCTGGCACCGTCGAGGTTGGCACCGACGAGGTTGGCACCGACGAGGTAGGCACCGTCGAGGTTGGCACCGTCGAGGCTGGCACCGTCGAGGTTGGCACGGACGAGGCTGGCACCGTCGAGGCTGGCACCGTCGAGGCTGGCACCGTCGAGGTAGGCACCGACGAGGCTGGCACCGTCGAGGTAGGCACCGTCGAGGTTGGCACCGACGAGGCTGGCACCGTCGAGGTTGGCACCGACGAGGTTGGCACCGACGAGGCTGGCACCGTCGAGGTTTACTTTTTCTTCGACGGCCCTTTCAAGGGCATGTAAAAGGGTTTCGGAATCCTTCGATGTGAAAATTACGGCTCCAGTCCATCTATTTTTTATCTCGTGCATGAGAGGAAATGTATCATTTCCTATGAATATGTCGAGATTTATTTTAAATTATTTTTCGGGCTGGGTTTCAGAGGGGGAACAGAATTTTTATTTACACCGATGCCCCGACGCGCTAACTCTCAATCTCGCGGAGAAGGCAAACGGTAAGCCGTCAGGCCCATAACCTGAAAAAAGCGGGTTCAACTCCCGCCTCTGCAATTTAGGCACTTAAGTTGTTTCGGTCATCTTGGTCTTGGTTTAGCCCCGGCATTCTCACGAATGACCGGGGCTTTCGCTGTCGAGAACCAATCCCGACAGACCAACCGTAACAAACTTCGTACCGGATGCAAGAGTAATTTACATCGGTACACTCGATATACAACATTTATACTTGCCGTTAAGCGTATGATCTATACATTTGGGGCATGAGCGAAGAATCAATACAGGAAAGAAGCCCGCGCGCCCCCACGCTTTCTCTTGAGAAGTGTGTCGAGCTTACAACCAAATTGCACGCTGAGTGCCGCCGAAGCGCGGTTGATGCGGCTACGGCAGCAAAAGCGATGGGGTATAATACTGTTCACGGCGGAGTGCTCACTTTGCTGGGAGCTTTACGTGAATATGGGTTGATCGAAAGACCCAGCGGTAAAGTAACCGTAACTGCGCTCGCGGTTAAAATCATCCACCCTATTAGCGCCCAGCAAAAAGAGGATGCGCTCAGGGAATCTGCTTTGATGCCGAAGGCCTTCACCGCGCTCCTAAGAGACTTTGGGGACTGTTCCGAATCCGTATTGGAAAGCCATTTAGTTCAATCCAACTTTAAGCCTGATCGCGCAAAACAAGTGGCTAAGGCGTTTACGGCAAACAAAGCCTTTGCCAAACTCGATTCCAATAGTAAACTTGATGTACCAAAGGACGAAGAAGAGAACGATCCACCCCCCATCGATCCAGATGCTCCTGCTCTCCCGGCAGTCAAACCGCCACCAAATCCTCCAATAAAACCAGAAGGAAACGTGCTAGCTACCTACAAAATTCCACTCGGCGCAAACGAAGCAACGCTCGTGTTTACTGGACAGCAGCTAACCGCCGATGATTTCGACGCTCTATCTGACTTTGTGGATTTTTCCAAAAAGCAGTTCGTGCGAGCATTGGCAAAGAAATCATCGCCGGAAATAAAAGCCGAAGAACAGGCACCCTAAAGTTACTTTAGGGTAGTGTCTCCATTTGAAAGCTGTCTCTGCGCGTGAAACGTGGTACTCTAATGGCGAGGAGTAAGACCAATGAGGATATACCGCGAAAAATCGATTCAGAGGTACTGGGACAAAGTTCAGAGTGAAGGCTGCCTCCGCTTCGTTGCGTTGCGTGGTTCCCTACTGGGGGCACTCCTTACCGGGCTTTCTTTCCACGCCGTTCGCACGTCTCCGCCCCTTCCTTTCTTCCTCTTCGTCGCGCTCTGTTGGACCTTCGGCCTGCTGGCCATGATGGGATTATGGTTCCTCTGCTTCCACCGGCGGAAGTTTTCAAATTAGGTCACTACCGAATTTTCCCGCGTCTCGTCGCGGCGCTCAATATCCTTGTTGACCGGATGCCAAGGAACGCCTCGTCCTGCAAGCTGCAATCTGCGCAGCCTCTCACGGTGAATAATGTGCTCCAACGAATCCAGTCCTAGAGAGGGCAGCTTTAACACCTCGCTGACTAGCTCGTCGAAGGTCATGGGTCAGGCAAGCGGTTGGAGATGGTAGGTCTTGCCGTTGACCGTGGCGGCTTGTGCTGGCCAGAATCGGTAGAAGTAGAAAGGCTGTTGATCCCCGCCCGTCGTCGGGCTGGTAGGAATGCCCATCATTTTTGCCGTTGCGATAAAAGCCTCTCCAATTTTATCGTCCGGCCCCCCGTCAGCAACTACGGCATCAGTAAAAAGCCCGGTAAGACCGCTCCGCACATAGGCGCGGCATCCGAGCGCGATTTCCTGAAAGGCTCTCATGAGTTTGCCCGGCAGCACTATTCCGCATTCCGCGCGCGAATTAAGCGAAGAGCCATCGGGATTGCGAAGCGATGTCGTCGGCTGGAAGTCGGGATCATTTTCGAGGTTGCCGCCCGATCCATCTCCGTCGATGTCCATTCCGGCCAGAAAGCAATATGAGCCGTCATACAGCTTGTAAACCGGCACTTGTCCGATGGTCATGAATGGTGCGATGGTGCTCATTTTGAATTTTGTTCCGCGTACTCACCCGGCGATTCGCTCAGCATCGAATCAGGCAACAGGGCCGGTAGCGTTGCGGAAAGCCTCTGCGGTGCATTCTGCGCGCCACCGCTTGACCTTTGATTTTCAAAGGCTTGCGCCGTATTTTGGTGAGTCAGCGCGCCAGACTGAAAGTGCGGGAGAGGCAACGTGAGTGCGGAAAGCTCCACGGCCACGCAGAAGGTGAAGAGGAGGAGGAAGCGAATCATACATCAAACCCAGGATTGACCGCCAAGCGCAAATAGAGTGCGTTAAAATAAGCCGCAATCGCGAGCATCTTGCCCTCGCTGATTGAGTTTTCCGCTACCTGCTCTGGCATTAAGCCAAGATCGTAAAGGCAAGCGGTAAGCTCTGGAATTTTTTCCATCGTATCGCTAAGTTCTTTTCGGTTCATTTTTGATGCGTTCCCTCCACACCACGACGAACGCGGTCATGCGTGCGTTTTTGGAGCCAAAGCAAAGCGGTTTCCAAATGAGTCAATGCCACAGCATTTTCCTTGGACGAAAAAGGCCCAGCCTGGAACGAGCGGAGCCGGTCGATAACGATGGCGATCAATACCTCCTGAGTCACGCCGTTGACTCCTTTTTCGGGAATTGGCCCGTTTTGAAAAAGAATCACCAATCCAATTTCGATACCAAGGGGCAGCACATCCCCACCGGGGGCGCGTGATGCGTTGGTCTCTGTCTGGAACCCAACAACTTCGTAACGATGATTTGCGCCGCCAGCGCCGGGCTGGTCGGTTACGGCGATTCTCAGGTTATCGTTGGTGGTATTGGTTTTGTGATCGTGAATTTCGCGTGACATGGTTTGCTTTCTTTTTGAGGTTTACTTCCAAACTCCCTTGTTGCGGTTGGCGGCGCAAATGTTGGCCGCGAGAATCGCTTGCTGGCGCGTCATGTACCAGCCTTTCGGCGTGAGCACGAAGTAGCTGCTAGGAACGCCCTGGGCCACGATTACGGACTTGTCCTCGGTCGTCACATAAAATCCACCGTCGCCTACCGTCAGATGCACCAAGGGCGCGTCAGGAGCAGGCGCAAGCGGAGGCGTAGCGCAAGACGACAGCACGATAATCACCATGGCCACGAAGGCTAGGATCAGGGCGGCGTGGGCGGGGTTTTTCATTATGGCGATAAATCCTCATCTACTTTAGTCGCATCGCCAGACCGCAAAGCCTGGTCCACGTCAGCGGTATTTTTCGCGATGAATTTTTGGATGGCCACGTTGAGCCGCGCCATTTGCATGGTGGGCGTGTTTTCCGCATTAACCACGGCAGACACGTCTCCCGCGATGGCCGCGCCTGCGTCGATCCCCGCTGTTATGGGATCGGTCGGCAGTTTTGGAACAAGGTTCCCTATCGTGCTCAGAACCGAAGTGCTGGCGGGCGGGGAGGCAACCGTTCCACCAGCAGCAGAGCTTCCGGTTACGAGTTCGAGCACCTGAATCGCGATGGAGGCATCCTTAAGCACCTCGGCAAGCCAAGCCGGTCCGACGAAGATTGCGGTTTGGGTGCTCATAGCTCAATACGATTCGTCTTCTGGGAAAGGATCGTCCGGCGTGCAGCTCACGGAGCGGTTGCGGTTGAAATCGCAGCGGAAACTGCCGTGGGAGCGTTGGCAATAGCCTGAACCTCTGCGGTCTGGACCTGTGCCGTCGTCGCGCCGGATGCGATTTTGGCCTGAACAAGCTGCACGATAGGATTTACGATCAGCGGAACCAGGGCGGCGTAATTCGTGGTGCTGGCGTTCGACTTGAAACTCGTGGCAATCGCGGTCGATTGAGTCGTTGTCAAAGGCTGGCCCGTTGCAATCGTTTCGAGGGCCGCGCTTATTGTGTTGGCGTCCGTGACGATCCCGGCAGCTTTGGAACCGCTAGGCAACGCGCCGGAAGCGATGGCCGCGCCGGTCAATCCGTTAATGCTGGATAGCGCGGTAACGGCGTCGGCGTCGAAGGTGGATAGTTGCGCGGTCGTGCAGCCGTAGAGGCCGAGGGCTAGGAGGGGGAGTAAGAATAGTTTTTTCATTTTTGATTTTGGGTTAGCTGGCAGGTGTCAAATCGGGCGCGGGAGGTTTAACGACGGGCAGCGGCGGCTCGACGGGAAGCGATGGAGCGATCTTAATACCCAGAGCCTCAAGCGTAACCCCATTCCAATAATCTTCCGGCCCGAAATGCCCGTGTCCCTTGACCTTGATGCCGTCCAAATGAGGATGATCGTTTTTCGCAGAGATGCCATCAGCGACTTGCGCAATGGCGTCTTTAACAGGTTGCGGAATTTGGGCATCAGCTAGCACGACGGCTTTCACATCGGCTGGCTTACCTGCAATATCGATTGACCATGACATAGTTTATTTTGGGTTTGAGGTTTGGGTTGACTGCGATTGAGAAGAGCTTCCGCTGATTACGGTTGGCGAGTCGGGTTGCGATGAGATACCGAAAAAAGCGCGAACCTTGGCTTCCAAGGCGCTCAAGGCAAAATCGTAAAATGTGGTCGAAAGCGCAGAGCAAATCATGCCCGCCCCCAGAGCAAAGATAATGGACTTGTAACCTACGAAGCCGAGCATGATAAGAGTGCTGACGAGGAGCGCGGTGCATTGAGTCACGAAGGGCGTCCTCCATTTCGGCGGGAAGGTCTTCGCAAAACAGACCGTGCCGAAGCTGACGGCAACAGTCCAGTAAACCATCGGCCACTGCAAAATGGCTGGCAAATATGAGGTCCAGGACTCGCTCATGCGTTAACTCTGCTCCCCGGTTGGCGTTTTTGCAAGCGCGGATTTACAACACAGGCACCTATCAAGCCACGCTTGTTTGCGACCAATGTATTCGAGCATTTCAAAAGTTTTCCTTTCTGGCCTTAAATCAATATCAATGGCCTCACTACCTCGGTGCGCCCGATTGTGATTGTCCGCGAGGATTCTGCGCAGTCCGGCTTCCCATTCCAATTTTTGCTTTTGCGCGTCCTCTTTGAATATCAGTAAATCCTCTACCGTCAAAGAGTCGATCAGGTCTTGGTTGTAGGCATCATCCTGCGATTCATCAGCCTTCATCAAAATATTCGGGTTGACATGCCTTTAGGCCGGGGAACTTTAATTCAATTTCCTCGTGTCCTGGTCGATCTTCGTTTCGAGCCATGCTTTTTTTGTCATGCGAGGCTTTAAGTTAAAAAGATGCTTGGTGAGTCGCTCCATGCGCTCCTCGCTAATTCTGGCGTAGAATATTTTTTCTGGCATAAATTATAATACACCGTCACCGTCCCCGTACCCGTCACCGGACCCGTCCCCGTACCCGTACCCGCCGTACCCGTCCCCGTCCCCGTCCCCGTCCCCGTCCCCGTCCCCGTACCCGTCACCGCCGTACCCGTACCCGTCCCCGTCCCCGTCCCCGTCCCCGTTCCCGTTCCCGTACCCGTCCCCGTTCGCTTGACCATCTAATGTCAATGGTAGTGCCATCACAACTTACCAGCCTTTCTTTACGGCTATGAAGTGAATAACGGCGCGGGCTGGAATGAGCAATGCGCCTTCTACCGGATCAACAACGGTACTTGAAAGCGGCCCTTCCAAAAGCTCGCCAAGCCCTTTGGTCGTCCCCCAACGCCGAATATTTTTGGCGTTCTTAACGGTCACGAAATCGCCTTTGATGGTCACGTCGCCGACGTAAACAAATCCTCGGTCAAGGACAACAATCTGTTTGCCAAGGTAGCGTTCCGGTTCAACGATTGCCGGGCGACCGGCTAATAGTTCCTGTAATTCTCTGACTTGCTTGATTGTGAGGTCTTCAATTTGCATGAACCGGAGCATGCATTCATGAATGCATGAATGCAAGCTTTCTTTTCAAAAAAACTTCTTCCCTCTCAATTCCCGGCGTTTTTGTCAGCGCGGTCTACCTTGCGCTGAATGTCCGTGAGAATGTACGCCTGGTCGTGCTGAGTCGTTTGAATCAACCAAAGCTGATTTTGGATCACGTCAATGTTCTTGGTGTTGGTTTGGATTTTGTCCGTGTGATCCGCGAGCGTTCCGTTGATTTTGTCGAGGGCGTCCTTGCACTGCCAGATGCCTTCCGCGCCGCAACCGACCAAGCCCAAGATGAAGATGAGCAGGGACATGACCGCGCCAAGGCTGACCGTCTGCTTGAGGATGTCTTTAATTGCGCCGCTCATTTATTGGTGTTGATTGGGAGTTGGGGGTCATGTTACGGATTCGGTCACGGCCCAGCCGGGGGGTTAGGGAGGGTACTGGCGTACTGTACAGTAATGGTGGCCGATCCATCCGCGTAGTTCTGGATAGTGACCCGGCTCGTCAATGCAGGGGGTGTTAAAGGAGTAAACCCTACCTGAGAAAACATTGGATTGAGATAAGTGGAGATGAGGGAGGCTGCGATTGTGGGATTCACGGAAATCTTCCCCGGTTGATACTGAGTTACAGTCACCGCAATTGGATTTACCACCGTCTGCCCCAGCGCGGAAATAACGGGCAGAAAAATGATTGAAATCCAGACAAGGAGCAGGATCAGGGGGAGGAGTTGCTTGATTCGTGTGATGTTTTTGATTTTCATATTTGGTTTTCTGTTTTGTTAGTATCCGCTCGTTACATAATTCCACACATAGGTGCCAGACGGAACGCCCGTTCCGCTGGTATTGATAACCCACGTTGAAGCTGTCCCCGTCGTGTAAGGCTCATCGGCGATGAGTAGGTTAGCTGCCGCTGCGTTGCCCGGCGAAAGCTCGGTGATGGCCTTCGTGGGGTAGGCGAGGGAGTTGGCGAGGGTTACGGTCGTAATCACGCCGGACGATGCGCCACTAAGCACAACTGAAATAGTTCCTGCCTGATTCGATCCTGTGACGGTAGGCGTCCCGGTCACATTCGTCCCGCCACTCGACGCCGAGGGCGTGCCGGAAGTCGCGAGGTAATTTGTAGCAGTGATTTTGCCCGCACTGACTAGCCCGGTAGATGTCAACTGGCAGGCACCGTCCATTGCCAGGCTTGATCCCCCTGTAATTTGAAGCGGATGGCTGCCGTTATTGTTCCGCAATTCCCATGTGCCGCCAGATGTCCAATCCACCATCATTGAAGAACCGGAATAACCCGAATTTGACCATGGATACCACCAACCCATTGCTCCGTTTCCGTAGAACATGGTTTCCCCGGCTGGCGTGACAAAAGAATATACACCGTTTGAAGATGTGCCTCCGTTCAGCGTAAAAGGTGACCACGTGCGCGTGAAAGTGCTCCCATTCGTCCACGAATTGCCAAAAGAACCCTCGCCCGAATATTGAACGAAGGCGTCAGTGTCAGAGTTAACCCAAGCAATTGTCATCAAGTTAGAGTTGGTATCCTTGATGGCCGTGCCTCTTTGCAACTCAGAGGTAAACCTTGTGCCTGTGCCGGTAATCTCATACCCCCCACCCCCACCAGTCAGCGAAATTGTACCAGTGCCCGGATTAGTAAGCGCAGCGGGATTGGTAATATTTACCGCAATCTGTGGATTGCTCGCGCCACCGCCCGTGACCGTGCTCGCAGGGTTGACCCAGATTGAGGGAGCAACCGTACCAGACAGCGTATCTCGAAGAGTGTCCGAATCCGTGAATACCCACGCATCGCCGTTGTCTGACCAAAATCCATTATTGAAGGCGGCTTGAGGATAGGTGCTGTACGTGCTGAGCGCAACCGACGCGCCGGAACCGGACGGGCCTGTCCATGACGAGGTTGTCAGCGTGCCCGCAGGGGAAACAGAATACATCGTCCCTCGGTTGCTTAGTTGGTCCCACATCCAAGCGTGCCATTGGCCAGTCGAGTCTTTCCGAATCGAAAGTCCCTCTTCCTTTGACCAATTCGTAATTGCGCCCTCATCCGTGTAAGGACCGGCAAAAGTTGTTGCCCTGAAATCATGGCAAACATTCCCCGCAGAGGACGGCCATGTGTAGAGGTGATAGTAAGTGCCGTCATAGACCAGATTAGAATCTTGGCCCGCGCCTATCCCGTAACTCCCTGAGAAAGTGAACTGCGTTGCCGTGCCCCAACTCACGCCATCCGGGTAGCCGCCAGTTGTCGAGGTGTTTTGCTTGTAGTAGCTACCGGAAATTAGATAGGTGTTTCCACTCACGGGGTCTTGAAACCATTTGCACGCATCTTGTGCCGTCGATTCTGTAGGTGTCGATACCGTCGTAAAGTTTTTTAAGTTCGTCGATTTAACGATCAGGAATTGAGTAATCGGCGTTGTGCCATACCCCTCATCAAAATAGAAGAGGTAGGTAGGCGGGGTCGTCGGAACTCTCAGCACTGCGGGATCACGCAGGCCGACGGCGTGGCCGCTATAAGTCGGGGGCGTGTAGCTTTCAAATCCCGGCAACAGAGACGCGTGAACATAGTCGTTAGAGAAGAGTAAAAAAGGACGGCACGTAGCATCCCACGTCTGGCCTCCTCCTGTGTTCCCACTCCACCCGACATAGAGCATGGAGTTATTCGTCGTCGGCAAGTTTTTGGCCAGAGCCGCCGTAATCGGATACCCTGTCCCGCCCGATGCCAGGATCGACCCCACCGGTAAGTCGCTGTAAGTATTACCATTATTGTCTGCCAGTACACTGCTTCCATCCGGCATAAAGAGTTGGCCAAAGCTGTTGGTCATTTGATTACCGGCCGAATAATAAAGATTTCCGTTGGAATCAATGATTGTCATGCTTGAGCTTGAGATTTGCAGGCTGCCGACATTGAGATTCGCGCCCGCAAGTAACGTAGCAATCTGAGTACCCGTTGCCGCCGTGTCCGTGCTCCCCGCGCCCGTCGAGTACCGTATCCCCGTTACTGAGGAGGGGAAGAGCGTTCCCACGCTCGTTCCATTGTAAGATAGCCCACCCGTAAAATTATTGCTCCCCGTCCAGGTGTTGTTGCCCGCAAGAGAGGCTTTCAACGTCAATGCCGAATTCAAGTCGGTCTGATTAGACAGAGTGCCGGTGATTTGTCCCCAGGTGCCGCCGGAGGCCGTTAGGGTGCCGCTATTTAGCGTCAACCCACTTCCGATGATTAGAGCGGTATCCGAGCTACCATTTCCCGCGCCAAGCCTGATTCCAGTAACAGAAGCCGGAAAACGAAAATCATTTCCGCGCGGAATGTTTGTTGATCCCGTACCAAATGGGTTGTACGGCGCACTGTTGGTAACCTGACCGGAGGTGTTGACCGTCACTGCCTGTGTCTGCGCCTGAGTCCGCGATCCCGAAAGCAAGATCAGCAAAAAAATAGTGAATAGATTTTTCATAATGCAGTTAGCGTCAACTGGCCATTGGGCGCAGTGACAGAATAATAGACTTTGTTTGTTGGATCGTAAACTGTGGAAATAACAACGCCCGCCCCGGAGCTAAGCGTAAGTGTTGCAATTTGGTTAGGCGCAGTCAGCGCATAAAAAACGCTGTTGATAGGATCGTAAATTTGAGGCGCACCATAATACGGCGGGGTCAAAACACTGGAAATGATGACGCTGCGCATGACCGTGATCGGAACCAAAAGAATCGTTTCCGGGTCGTAACCGGGATATTGCACCGTGATTTCCAAGTTGGCCGCAAGGCATAACGTTCCCGCAGGAAGTGAATTGAACCGGGCAATCATTCCTGGCGTGGCGAGTAACAATTCTCCCGTAACTCCAATGGGCACGACTAATCCCGTGAGAGTTGCAGTCAGCGCGGAAATGCTCGTGCCGGTCGTGTTCGTAATATCCCATGGGCCGCCAGCCAAGCCAGATGCGAGCCATGTATTCGCCGGGGTTCCGCCAATGGCGTTAAGGGCCGTCGCAATGTCATTTCCCACCGCTGACCATTGAATCGGCCCGGAAGTGCCGTAGGTCGTAGTTATCGTGAATGTGCCAGCGTAGGGCAACGGATTGAGCGTCAAAACCTGTAGATTATTCACGCCCGATCCGCCCGTCGTCAGAATGACGCAGGTATAAGCCGCACCTGGAAACGCCGTAAAATTGCTTGTGAATGTGGCAGGCAATTGTTGAATGCTGAGAGTTTGAATCGATGGCAGGCTTGATGTGCCAATCTGATCTTGAACCGTGGTTATCCCGGACGCCGGATAAAGATTGATTGTCGCGCCGGTTATCGCGCCTTGTGCCCCGTTGTTGTTGAACGTAATAATGAAATCGTCTTCTGCGCTTGACTGGATCACGGTGACTCCACCCGCAGAAATGATTGACGCGAGACCGTTAAGCGCGTTTTGCAGATTCGACGGCCCGATGTTGTAGGGTAGTGCCGCCGTCGAATTCGCTCCAAATGTGGCGAACCACGTCCCTTGTGTCGGCAATAAATCCGGGACATCAATGCTGGCGGAAATCGTAGCTGACGCGATGTCGGGAATGTCCTGCCATGGAGGGCTTCCGGTATTTGTCGCCTGCATGGGCCTGATCGAAAGATAAAGCCCGTTGCTGCGGACAACCATCGGCGCGGTTATTTTCGTAGTGCTTCCAAAGCTTTGATAAAGCCCGTTTTTCTCCAAATCAAGGACATCGATTAAGAGCGGCGTGAAGGGAAGCGGCACGGTGCCAATTTTTGAGAATGCCTTTTATGAAGCAAGAAAATAAGTGCGCAAACGTTAGATCATTGCCCTATATCTTCTGCATTCCATCCGCCATGCCTTTTCCGCTTCGGTAAGCTCAATCACCCTTCCGAGTTTAGAGCTGTCCAAAATCGCATGTGACCGAGCGCAAGACGCCTGAGTGTATTCTTCCAGCGTCCCCTCGATTTTTTCCACATTCGGATTGAGATATTTTTTGACGGCATCGAAATTGTTCAGAGTGCCCGGCTGCGTGACATGCCAAGTCCCATTTGAAATAATTCCGAGTTGCCACGCCCGAACCGCCTTAGCCAAATCTGGGAGCCAGGTAAAAGACTGGTCGATGTTCATGACTCGATCCCATTGCGCGAATTTATGGAGCATGTTGCGGGGATGCCTGGACGAATTGAATGGAAGTCGAAAACGAAAAATCGTTACCAAATCCCCGAATTGGGATAGACCTCTTTCTGCCTCCCATTTGTCGCGATGATAGACCGGGCCGGTAAAATTGGGCGGCTCATCTTCGCGCCACGGACTGCCCTCTGGATTGAGTCGATCATAAAGGCACCCGCTCGACATAATAAGCAGTTGCCGTCCAGACCGCTTGCATCGTTCCGCCAATTCCAACGGCTCCCAGACGTTCGCTAATTTGGAGCGTATTGGATTGGCTTCCACATCCGAGATATTCTTTTTACCCGGCCAACCAGCGCACCAAATTATGCCACTAACGCTTGGCAACTCTTTTCCGGCATGATCCTGACCATGAACTACTGGCAAGAGGTCGCAAGACTTCATGAGAGTTGATCCGACAAAGCCGGACGCTCCCCATAAGGCCACCGCCTTCAAATGTCCACCCATGGTTTTTGAACGCAACGGAGGTGTCCAATTCCCTCGCCAGAGGTTTCATGGAACGCCTGAAAATGGATGTATTTGCCCGTTTCCTTACCGTCAATGACCTCGTGCTTCACATGGTCACAAACCGTATGAGTAATCGCCGTCATGCGAAGATGTGCCGGATTCCACCGCTTCCAGCACAGGAATAGGTCTTGAGTACCACGACCGTCATAGCCATCAAAATCGGACATCGAAAGGGCACGCTTCGTCAGCATACAGCATCCTGTACCGATCCAATCCACCGGCACTATCGCGCCCTTTCCGATACCCGGATAAGCGAAATCGAGCCATCCGCGTCGTCGCCAGCCAAACTCGGCGTTTAATTTCCAGATGTTGCCTTTGGGCGGGCACTTTCTGACAGCCTCAAGCACCTTGCCCATTTCCTCATTCATCTTTTCGGACTCTTTGGGGGTCACCACCTTTTTCGCTTCGTGCCAACTTTTTTGCTGCTCAACCAGACGCTTGTGCTTGTTCTCGATTTGGATAGGCACCTGCCTTTCATGCATCATGAAATCCTCGGCTATCGGCCTTTGATAATCACCATGCCCACCCAAAAACAGGCCGTTAGGATAGGTACACATGGCAATGTCATAGTAGGGGGCGCCATCATGGTCGGGCATGGTCAAGGCCCACCGCATGACGCGGAAAGCATCCGAGGGGATGAGCACGTCGGCCTCCACATTCATGAACAAGTCGGCATCGAGGGCGCGAGCGCGGGCGAACAACTCCCCCTGTAATCGGGCAATCACGATCTGATTCGGAACCTTATATCGCTCGGACGAAACCAGTCCAGCAAGCGGGATGTGCTCAAGTGTCCATTCCGGCGTAAGCTCGGAACGCAACCGCTTTGCCGCTTCTGCGCACTCGGGCGAGTCGTCCGATACATAAAGCATCGTTCCCTTTTCGTGCCTGATCGCCGCAACAATTCTGCGGATGCAGGATTTGAAAGCGTGAAGATAAAGCTTAGTACTAGCCAGTCCAACAACTATTTTCATGTTCAGTTTCCTTTATAGACTATCGGGTTCTCACTAACGGGTGCCGACGCATACACGTAAGTTGCGACGCTCCGCAAATGATCGGCGGATGCCAGAGTGGAAGTCGTCCATGCCGTGACAGATTGCGTACTGCTATTATTTCGAATATAGATACCGGGCGATAGAAAGAGTGTGTTGGGATAAGCGGAATCAGATGCGTAAACATTGCTCGCCGCCTCGATCCAGTTTTGGCTGACCGGATTAGCCATCGTTTGGGTGATCGGGCCAGCCGTCGTCCATGCAAGAGAAAGGGATCCAGTGACAGTTGAGGAACTTCCCACCTTACTCGCGGTCGTCAAGGACAGCGTAACACCGTTCATCGAGGCAGAGTAGGAGAGTGAATTGCTGTCTTGCCATTGCTGTATTCCAGTATAACTGACTGGCGTGCTTTGGGCCAAACTCACGTTCGCATAAAATTCCCCGTACTGATCGAAAGGCGAATAATCGGAATTGGTAACAACCTCTCCCCGCACCCAGCTAATAAAGGATGCCGGAGGAATGAATGTTCCCAGACCAATTTCTGCGGCAGGACCATCGGTAGGCGTCAGCCTCCATCCAAGCATCGGGGATTGCTCCTGATAGAAGGCGTTTCCAAATCCTGTGTTAATCAGGGGCATACCAAATTGAATAACCGAGTTTGTGCTTCCGGCCTCTGCGGTTGCGTTCTCTACGGACGACGCCCCAGCCGAATTGGAGAATCCGGTTGCGGTTGAGGAGGAATCATTGAGCGTCGGAGACCCTCCCACGTAGGCCACCGAAGAGGCCGTGGTGGAAAGGTAAGTCGATTCGGTATAGTAGCCCGTAACACCCGAGGTACTTTCGTGCCCTCCATCCGTTGAATTAAATATCGTGGCTGCGGTAAGAGAACCTAGCCGCGTAGTGGATACGGTTGTCGAATAGTAAGACGCCAAGGTAGCCCACCCAGCCCCTATCACCGCCGCCGACGTTGGAGAGGACGCAAGTGTCACCGTGGTATTGCTACTGCTTTGGGCAATCGTTGTCACCGTCACCGTCGATAAGCCGTCTTGCATATCCGAGAAAGGATAGGTCGTGCCAACTCCCGAATAGCTTTCCTCTTGGTAGATATTCGTGTTGGCATTTTGCGCGATACTGGACATCGTTCCGGTTGAGCCAATAATCGTAGTTCCATCAAATGTCCCATCGGAATTGGAAAAGGTAGTCGTTTGCGATGTAACCACAGATAATGCGGTATAGGTCGTAAAACCCTGACCTACATAAGCCGCGCTAGCGGAGTTACCCGCCCCAAGCGTCACAAAACTATTGCTGATTGTTATCGGAGCCGAGGCGGAAAGAAGCGCGGAAACTTCCCCACTTCCCAAGGACATATTTGGAGTTGTGTAATAGAGTATTTCCCCGTTCTCTGGCACGAAGACATAGACGGATTGGACTGGATCGTAGAGGGGCGGGGCAGTCGTCGATACCAAAGTTAAGCAGGTCGTGAAATTACTAATATACGTCTCGGCAATATTACTATATGTGGTGGAGGACGTAATGGTGGCAAAGCTCGTGGTGGTAGACGTAGTTGTGGATGCAGTGGTCGTTGCGGTCGAGGTCGGATAGTATGAGGTGCTAATGGAGTTTGTTGTCGTCGATGTCGTATAGTCATACTCGTAGCTATTGGAAGTAGTAGTATAGCCGCTCAAATATGTTGTAGCCGTCGTCGATTGCGTCAAAGGGGAAAAGGAAGTGGAGCTTGAAGAGCTTCCCACATTATTGGCCGAGAAATAGCTTGAGCCTGCATCGTTTACAGCAATGGATTCCGAAAAAGAAGAAGAATCTGTCGACACTACCACTGTGCTCGATGGCGCAGAGGACGGCCCCGTAGTAGAATCAGCCGCTCCGTAACCACTTCCACTGGCATACTGAATGGTGACATACTTATCTTGATAAAGAGACGCGCTAGCCTGCTCGCTTTGAGTTAATCCGCTGGATGAGGTAGAAGAAGCATTTGATTCACTGGATGCGTAGGAGGAGGAGTCCGCATTGTTAGTCGTGTAGTACATCCAATAGATCATGACGCCGCCCCCTGTATATTCCAGAAATAATAGTTTATGTAGTTTAGATCAAATGGCCCAGCCGCTGGCCTTGTCGTTGTCGTCCAAACGGCGGGAGATGCCAGCAAATCGGTATCAACCATTTGATAAACGATGACGTTTCCGCTCACATAAAAAAGAATTCCGATGATTACATAAAAGGTTCCGGGCGGCAAATCGCCCGTAGCGGACATTGGCGTAGGTGCTGACGATTCCAGCGAAAGCGAGCAGCCAGACACATTATATCCGTCGCTTGTGCAAGTCAGAACGACGTAATAAGTGGAACTAATTGCCTGGTTGATCGTCGAGAACATATTCGATGGTATGACCTGATTGATGTTCCCTGGGTAAAAAGTAACGTCATGCGTTCCGTCCCACGTTGGAGGCGATCCCGTAAAATGCTTGTTACAATAAATCTGGAATGGCGTAGGTGCGGCGGATGACGATGCCGATGCATTAAATTCGACTAAAGTGCCTGCCCGCGAGCGCTTCGTTCGCACGTTGCTTCCCGGCTTGATCGTGCCGCTTTCCACCTCATCAAGAATGCGGTTGGCCATCTCAACCAAAATTTTTGGCCCGCGCGTAAATCGTTGGACGGCCATAAAAGGTTAGGATTGAACGGCTGGCGTAGCTGGATTCTGCTTGGCAAGCTGAGTAATCAAATTCGGCGTTTGGATCAGCACCGCCCATGTCTCCTTGTAATTAAAGACGTTGCCCTTTTGCGTCGAGGTAAACGAGGTGCAGACCGCGTACATTTGATAGACCCATGTGCCGGTTATCACGTAACCGGGTTGCTGATTTCCCGGCCCTGGATTCGGATAAAAATCCATGATCGTTATTGTTACCGGATTGGCTGTGCTGTTCGTCTGATATTGCGGCGTGACGAAAACTTGCGACGTGCAGTATCGATAGGTGATGGTGGGACAAAAATAATTGACCGTGAAGGTGCCGTCTATTGAGGCCGATGTTCCAAGGCTCGCGCTGCGCGGCTCCCAAACAATATCGGACAACAAATCAACCGGGTTGTAGGGATCAAGATAGCCATCGGGATCGCCATAATAAATAAGCTTCACCTTGGCTGTAGGCCCGTCTTCCGTCGCAATCTTCTGATCTAGCACCATATTTCGATACTCATAATCAGTTGACTGCCCGGTCACGTATTGCGCCAGAAAAGCCGAGAGATATGTAACGTTGCCCTCGAATGGCCGCGTAAGTTGCGAAGCTTCGCCGCGCTTGAAGACGACAACCGCGCCGGGAACTTCCTCAATTTGCGTGTCTCCAACATAAATAGGCGTGCTCATGATGGGGCGGTAATATCGGTAAGCGTGTTATGAATCGAGCCGAGAATCATGTTTGTTTGCGCGGTGTTTTGCTCAACGGTGTGCTGCGGCTCCATGAGCCTACCGGCGCGGCGCGACATTCCGCCTTCGATGGAAACCGGGCCTTGCTCAAACGCATGAACTCCTTGCCACCCTCCACCGCCCATGTGAATCCCGGTGATTTCCTTGCCAGCGCCAAATGCGAGTCCAGGATTCTGTCCGCCCCCAGATGGCGGCGCTTCGACCGAATTGGCGGTTCCTTCGCCCTTAATCGCTTTGTTCAGACTTGAGATTAGATCAGAAAGTTTTTTGGAATCGTCGCCAAGCACATTAATCGGAGCGGACGCCTTAATATCAGAAAGGAATTGTTGGAAGGTCGAGTTGACCGCGCCCGCTATATCGCTCTTCCCCAAAGCAGTCTCCCCTTTTCCCATTTCAGCTTCGCCGCCCGCCATTTCTGAAAACAAGTTTTTTTCGCCCAGAGATTTTTTGAGATCGGCTTGTCCCTGATCCAAAGTGCTTTTGCCCGTAAAATCAAATCCCAGAATCCCGGATAGCGCCGATATATTTCCCGATGCTTGAGCAGCGGCCACTGCGGCATTTACGGGATTTTTTTCTCCGTCTTTCGCATATTCGTAAAGCTCTCCCGCTTGCTCTAAAAGACCGGGGATTTTGGAAAAAATGCCAGCAATCTCCCTGCCGAGTGAAAACGCTGAATTCATAAGAACACTGCCAAGTACCTCGCCAAAATTGAAAGCGATTTCGATCAAGCCCTCCTGAAAAACAGTGAAGCCGCCAAGAGCTACCTCTGCGATGCCTTTCCAAAAATCGGTGTTCGCCAAAATGGCGATGCTTTCAGCAATTTTACCGCCAAATTCCTCGGCTTGTCCCAAAAGCAATTCGCCCCATCCTAGAATGAGTCCGGGGCTGAAAACACCCAAAATAATATCGCCGATTCCATGAAAAGCCGCATAGAGTCCGCCCGCCAAGGTATTGACGGCTTTTTCAAATCCCACCGTTAGAGAAAGTCGCGTCAATTCAGAAAGTTTTCCGTCCTCAAATGCATTGTAAAAAACTCTCACCGCATCCGCCAGGGAGTTTCCTATTCGTTGCCCCCATGCGACGAAGTCGAAACTTTCAAATGCTTTCAGCACCGGCAAAATAACGCGGCCCAGAGGTTCAGCCAATCCCACAAAAAAGCCTTGAATTTTGATCCCCGAAACCTCCATGAGGCCCGCGATTTGTTGGAACGTGTCCGCATTCTGGGCAAGGATGTCCGCTTGCGCTCCCAGCGCGTTGGCCGCTTCCTCGCCAATGCCCTTGTCGCGAAAAAGTGAAAGCATCTCCGCACCTTGCTTGCCAAAAAGCTGCATGGCCACTTGCGCTCGCCGCGCCGGGTCTTCGATCCCCGCAATGCTCTGCCGTATCAAGTCGAATTGCGCTGCGGGATTCAAGCCGCGAAGCTCGTAAATGTTGATACCGAGTCGGGCGAATATGGTAGCCGCTTCGCCTCCCTTGTCCGCTGCATTCTCAATCGACCGCTGCATACGATTGATGGTCTGTCCAACCTCTTCCGCCTGTAACCCAGAAAGCTTGAATTCAGTTTGTAATTGAACCAAATCTTTTGTCGCGATGCCGGTGCGATCACTCAGATGCTCCAAATCTTTCGATAACTCGAATATGCCCTTCACTCCCTCGAAAGTCCGGTCAAGAGCCTCCTTGATCGATTCCACGCCGATAACGAGACCCGCGATTTCCGCGAGCGTTTCCCGCATCCGGTCTTTGAATTCGTCGGCGAACTCCTTAGCCGAGTCTATTCCTTCGCGCATGGAGCGTTGAAACTCCGCGCTATCGCCGGTTAATTTGGCCCTGAGTGTCGCTTCTGGCATTTACTTTGAAGAGTATTCTTTTGCGGTTTCTTCCAGCTTTTTATGAGCGAATTCTATCATGTCGCGACTCGTATCAACAAGAGCCTTTTCGAGAGCTTCGGAGCCTACCTTGCCTGCTCCCGCGGCGGCATTTTCGAGGATGGCAACCAATTCCTCCGAACTGGCTAGTTGATTGTTGGCCTGGTTTATCTTGCTCTTGTTGCTGATATGCGCCCGCGTGTGACCGCCAAACTTGACGATGGCGGGCGTCCACCCGGCGGCGATATAGGCGCGGGATGACCGGCGCTGCTTGAGAAAATCCGTCGCAGGAGCGCTCATTAAAGCCCCGCCGACAGGAGGCAAACCCTTGGCCTTGCGCTTGGCGTTCGTCAGTACGAAAAGGAAAGGACTTCGCTTTGTTCCCGGAGCGATTGACCGCATTTCGGAATTGATCTCGGCTACCGTGGCGCGAGGCGTGTTGTGCGATGCCTTAGTCGCCACATTGCGCCCCGCTCGATTGAGGATGTAGGGCAGGTCGTGATTCGTGACGGCTTTTTCGTATTCCAGCAACGCACGCTGAAATTCTGGAAAATTGACGGTTACGGAGATTGCGTCAGGCATGGCCTAAAGCCCTCCTGAGCTTCTTTCTGGCAGCGCCGCGCCCGATCTTGAGCGCCGCTATCCCGTTCCCCATTCCGCGAGGCTTGGCCCACCAAAGCGCATGAAATTGATGTCCTTTTGCCATGGGTATATCGTTCTCAGCTTCGCGGATTGAACAATTGGCCATCTCAGCTACGGCAACTGCATACTCTGCCCAGCGAGACGGCCTTAAGAGTTTCCCTTTGGAGCCTTTCCTTCCGGCTTGGGAAGCCGAAAACGGTTAATGATTTCTTCCTTCAAAATTTGGCTCATGATCTTCGATGCCTCGGCCAAGGTGGGAGACATCATCTCAATGCCCTGATCTTCGGCCCAATCAAGCATCCTACGGCGGACCTTCTCGCGCTGCCCTGGATTGCACGCCGCATAGCTCTCCTCGATTGATTCGCTCATTCCGGTATGGGCATTGACCTTGCCGCGCGGAAAACAGAGGTACAGCACGATTACAACGTCTTGGATCATATCGGGATAACCGCGTCCTTCCAACCCCGCTTCCATCTCTTCCCGGCTGAGATTGCCGAATCGAAGTCCAAGGCAGGTGGCCGCATTCTGGCGCTTGCTGGAAAACGGTTCGAGCTTCTGGCCTGCCCAATAATGGCAGTCGCTTTCGAGATACGAATTATCGGCCTGTTGAATTTCCGTAATGTCCGTCTGTTCGCCCGGAATGACGCCTAGCTCTTTCGCTTCCGCTTCGCTGATTTCCACTCGTTCGCTCATAGCAATGCCTCCCTAACGCTTTCGCTTGGATTTTTTGTCACATGGGTTTCTGTCGCGCCGTCCTGCACGCTCACGATGTCCGGACCAGAGCCGGTCTTTTTCGCCTGGTCGTAAGCCTCCTTGAGCAACGGCAAAAAGAGCCGTTCCCGATTGGCCTCAAAAAACTTCATGTAGCCCGCGAGAACGAAGGGTAGGGCATCCTTAAGCCTCATCCATGCGACGGCAAAAGATTGATGATCCTTGGCCGCAATCGCCTTGTCGATATCCGCTATGTATTCGTCAAGCTTTGCCGCTTCCGCGCCATCGTAAAATTCTCGCGTGGCCTTCTTGGTAAGAATTGGTTTACCAGCCGATTCCGCTTCATCGCTCGCCACTTCAAACCGCCATCGAAGCGTTCCCGGATACCAGCGCGGATGGCCGAAAGGAACGGCGGGTACGGGCTTTCGCTCGGAGTAGCAATTAATGATGGGCGCATCCTTCTTGAGCGGGAATCCCAGGGTGGCAAGACATGCCGCCAACCCGCGATTTGTCGTCTGAAAAAAGCTATCACCGATATGCATGATTTTATATGCCGGGTTAACCGCCGGACGCGGGGATCAGGGTCAGAGGGAAAACGCGATAATTTGAAGGGAAACGTTGGCAGTGTTGGCCAGCACGTAAATGTTGTTGCCGTTCCACTTGACGAGACCTATGTCGCCAGCCGCAAGGTTGCTGCACCATTGGCCGCTCGCTGCCCCAACTTGAACAAAATTGGTAGGATCGAGGTTGCGGAAAAACACATAGCCCAAAGAAGTTACGCCGGGCGTCGTCGGCTGGGTAATGCTCGTGGTAGCATTGTAAACTTGCGCATTGAAGCTTGATCCGGTGGGAACGGTCGTAACCTGCAAACTGGCCTGCTGTTGAAGCGTTTGGCTTCCGGCGGGAGCTTGGAAAAGGAGAGAACCAGTGACTTGAAATGTGTTGGCCATGGGATTTTAGTGGTTACGAGATTTGGGGATCAATGGAAGCTTTCATCGAAAACATTTGGAGCTTTTCCCGGTTGTTCGTGATGTTGATTTCATCGACGTAAACGCCACCGGTAGTGATTCCGAATCCGTAAACGGAATTGGCCAAGGAAACGGAAGCGCCGATTGTGCAGGCCATCAAACCTGATGCGCCCGCCACTTCGCCATCGATGGAAAGATCGATGGTAAAATCGTAATAGACCTTGCCGCGAGCAGAGCCTTGTTTATCGGGAACGCGGATTTTTTTCGCGGTGTACTTCCGAGCAATCGAATCGATATTGATGCCCGATTCGTCGTAAAGGACGCCAAAGGCGAAGCCGGTCAGATTTACCAAAACGGGACTCATTAACTCCAAACATGGAGAATGAGCCTAAGCGCGTCACCGGCTAAACTGTGTAAAACTGTAGAATTTCTGTCACAAGCAGAGCGTGATGAATCAATAAAAATGGATCGGCGTTAAGGCTGTCTCCCCCTCGAAAGAGGGGGAGATGCGTTTGCCATGCCTAGCCACGCCTGGCCACGCCACGCCTAGCCGCGCCGAGCCTGGCCGTGCCGCGCAAAATCATTCCAAAATGGATCGGCGTTAAGGCTGTCTCCCCTCTTTCGAGGGGAGATGCGTTTGCCGCGCCTCGCCCTGCCTCGCCGAGCGTTGCCCTGCCTCGCCTTGCCAGACTTCTTTCGACTGTTTCCAATCGAAAGTATGTCTAGCCGAGCCGTGCCCTGCCTCGCCCCGCCGTGCCGCGCCTCGCCCTGCCGCGCCGAGCATTGCCACGCCGGACCGAGCATTGGCTCTCCAAGAAATCATTCCAAAAGCTTCCTGTCCGCACCCTTCAATATCCTCTCGACCTGAGTTGAGCGTTTTGTGAGCGCGAGCCGGATTGCGACTCGACTCAGCACCTTATCGTGCTTCCGCTTTTCTTCATCGGTCAACGCCGAAACATCCGTCATACTTCCGAGGATCACGGCGCGGCGAAATGAATCCATCGCCTGCCGTTGATACCGCTCCATGACTTTGTGATTATCGCGAGCATGAAGGATTTGATAGCTCTCCCCATTTTGGCCGTAGCCGTTCAGGTAAAAGCCGTCTTGTTCCAACTCGCGACGGATGTCACTTATCGCGATTCCGAACGCCATCGAATCAGCATCGAAACGAAGTGTCTTTGCCAGCCATTCGACCGTAAAAACTTTCTCGTGTTCGATGCCCTGTTCTCGCATTGCCTCAAGGCATGATTTCCACGCCGGAAGGACTTGAGGTTTAGATTCTGTTTCCATATTTCCTTTCTAAAACTGATACCGCCCTTTCGGGCGGCATTGTTGTTGCCAAGCGCCGCCGTGCCTAGCTCCGCTGGGCAACGCCGTGCATTTCCGCGCATTTCCGAGCCATAAAATTCCTTCAAAAGCTGTCTCCCCTCTTTCGAGGGGAGTTGTTATTTGCCCCGCCTCGCCTGGCCACGCCATGCAATGCCACGCCGGACCGAGCCACTGCCAAGCCGGACCCAGCCTCAAAATTATTTCTCCACCTCCACGATGAATCGCCCAAACTTCGGACGCCAATCGCCAAGGCCAACAAGCGAACCTGCCTCTTGCATCGCTTTTTCGACCTGACTCGGATTCAGAATCGATTCGTCAAACTCGACCGCAAAAGAAATCGTCCAACCAGTCGGAACCATCGGGCGAACAGAAATCACGCGCGATTGTTGGATTTTGACGCCTTTGCGAATTTGATACCGCTCGTCGGCGTAGATTTGATCTTTCGACTTTCCCTTGAGCGCGTGCTCAACCGGAATTTCAGGCTCGACACAAAAGAGCGCGGCGGCGAAATCTTTGCCGAGCCGGTTCTTTTTCGCGCCCTCCAAAATCGTACGTTCGATGTTGTCGGATGGAATGTAAAATCCCTTAATGTCATCCGACCAATAAAGACCGCCCTCCCATTTCAGACGATCAAGTTTTTCGTAATCGTCATCCGTCATTTTCTTACTTCCCTTGGAAGTGATCGCCTTGCATTGGCGAACAAAGGGATTTGTGGGATCGGCCAAAAGGCCATTATGCATTATCAGCGGTCGAATTCCTGTCCATTTTGCGTTTAGCGTTTTCAATTTTAGCTTTCCGAGCTTTTTTGAGATTGTTTCGCACCGCGCTCATCTTGGACTCGCTTGTGGAGCATCCGCCCCGGCGACCAATTTCAGAGAGGTACTTTTTTATCTCTTTTTTGCTCATTTGCGTAACTTTACAGAAAGCGGCTTTAAGAAGCAAGAATTATTTTTGAGCATTCATGCAATCACCGCATGAGCTACAAATAACGATCCATGGATATTTTTGTAACTGACCATTAACTTCCGCCCGAAGGCTCCATGCATTCAGGAAAATGCCATCACCGCAAATAAGTCATTTGCGATTATCTTCCGGCTTAACCTTAGTCCAAAAGGTTCGCAAGGATATTTTGACGGAAGCGCCCATGAAATTATTTTTGCCGTCTCTTCACTTCCCGAATCACCTGCTTAATCGACCGACATTTCTTCGTCCAAGCGATGCTGCCGTCATTGTTAAAGGCGGTAAGATTTGAAAAATCTCGCATGATGTCCAGTACGAAAAGCTCCGTGCTGACGCCGGATTTGTTTGTGACGATCATGTTGCCATTGCCATAGCAACAAGTGCCCAAGAGGCAAAATCTCTCAATTTCTTTTTCATGGCAACGCCTGCGTATTTTTCAGAATCGCCAGAAACGAAAACGTCTTCATGAGCTTGCGCCTTTGCTCGTCATTTTCGCGGCTGTTTTGAAGGTCAACCTTTGGAACAAGGAAACTGAAAAATGAGAGCGCCGGAATGCTGGCATAAGTCAGCCCGTCCATGTTTTCGAGAACCTGACACATCGTCCCGTAAGCCGTGTGAATTTCCGGCGCGGTCATTTCGCCCAGAGACGCCCGGATCAGCACGCGCATATCGACCCGCCGCACGTTCAATTGCGGATTGCGCGGATTCGGAGCTTCCGGGAACACGCCGTCAGCCTTCACCACGATTCGGATGTTGTCCGTAGGCGTGTCCTCGTCCGCGTGCTTTGGATTGAGAGCCGCAAGCGCCGGGTTCTGCTGTAAAATCTGGATGATGACAGCCTCGCAGCACCATCCAATATCAAGGGATTGGCTCATATGATTGGACGATAGACGGTGAAGGTTACTTTCGACGGCTGCCTCGAAAAGCCGCCGTCGCCGCCCCATTGCTCTACTATGTGGTCAACGTAGGCACATCCTTCAAAATCGAATCGTTCCCCTGTATCTGTGACGATTGGAGAGCCAAACGGGCCATAGCCGCTGAAAAATTCTTTTGGTATGCGATTGTAATGCGCAACCATTTTTATCGTTTTAGATTTCAAGACATCTCCTCGTAAATAATGCGCGGCCTATAGTGTCGCGTCCGGCCTTCCTCGCGCGACAAAGTTAGATCATAAGCTCTCTCGACCCATCGCAACCAAGCCCATTTGCCACACTTCAATTTACGTGGAACCCAAAGAAAACAGCGACTGCGGAGACCTGTCGAGAATTCAATTTCTCTCAGCAAAGCGCGACCAAATGCGTGCGCGGGCGTCTCACCCGGCATCGGCGCGTTCCATTGTTTTTCAGGTATGATGACGCTCATATTTAATCCTGATTCTTCCGCCCAAAAGCAATCGCGATGGCCGCGCCAAAATCGTCCACCGTGACGCGCAAGATTCGCTTTTGCATCTTGTCCAATTGCACAATTTCGTCGCCAACCGGTTTCGTTGGAAAGTCCGAAAAAACGAACGTGGCGGTTATGTCCGCCTGCTCATAAATCCCGCCGCCATCGCTATCAAGATCGGCGCTGTTAACTAAGTCTCCTTTCGTGCCCTGGATAGGCTTGCCGTTGAAGACCAAGTTCACGAGGGCGTCAGAGTCCATCTGAATGATGTCTCGCAAATCTGCGGACATTAGGGCGCGTTGGGAAGTGTTGCTCATGGCTTTACGACAGGCTCAAGTAACTGCGGAACGACAGGAAAAGTAACCTTCCCGGTGTGGCCAAGAATGATGTTGGTATCGGCGTAAATTTTGCCGCCCATCTCGCGCCAATCTGCGCAGAAATTCCAGTCTTCACTAAGCCAACGCCGATCCTTGATCTTTCCCCCAAAAAAAGCCCACATCGTGCCAAGCTTGCCGTCAGAATCGTCCTCATACTCAATCTCCGGCTTGGATTCGATGAACTTTTCAAAGACTTTGCGGGCGATCAGCACGAAGCCAGTGCCAACAAATTTGCATTCGATCAACCCGGTATGATCAGGCTGTGGAACTTCCGGCAGCATCTCCATAACCCATTTCGGCTCGCCAATTTCCTTTTTCGGGTAGAGACCACCGACGATTTCAACGTCTCGCGCGAGAAGAGCGTCTATTTGTTGCGGAGTAAATCCAATGTCCGAATCAATGAAAAAAAGATGCGAGCAGTCTGTGTTTAGGAACGCTTTTACAATGCGATTCCGCGCCCGGTCCACATGGCTGTCTCCCACGCAAATATATTGATGCACTTCCGCCCGGATCGATTCATCCGCCGATTTATGGTTGAGAATGAATGACTGCAAGGCCATACACGTTCCGGCAGACAGCGTGCCGTCATACGCTGCTATGCCGAGCATGATCTTTTTCAAACACCCTCCTCAATCAAGGTCACTTCGCGCACCAGTTCAGCCTGAACTGACCGAATGATTTCTTCCCGGCCTCCCACCTGGCCAGTGAAGGTAAAAAAACCGTTTTCCAATTCGACGGACGACGCCGTAAAATCGATCGTCGGTGGCATGGGACAGTTATGGGTTGGACGGAGAGTGATTCGATATATGTTCATAGTCAAAAAGAAAGCCGCATGGCGGTTAAACCATGCGGCCAATGGAACAGCTAAGAATTGTGTTAGGCGTTTTTCTGGGGATACACGGCAACAACACTGACAACGAAACCGGGCGTTGTTCCTGTAACCGTGGCATAGATGCGGTTGTATTGGCTCAGTGAAGCCGTGTCAACGAAAATCGACTGAACGCCTCCGGTGGTCGAAACGTTGGTCACCGTGGCGAATTGCGCCCCGGAAACGTTGCTCCACGTCGCATTGTCCGTTGCGGTTTGGAGCGTGACAATCAAGGTTGGCCCGATGACGCTGGCGGAGGCGGAGGCGGCGTCGAGATAAAACGCCACGCGGCCTTGCGCCTGGGAAGTAATCAGGTTGAAAATACCGCCTCCAACCAAGCCCGTTCCGGCAGCGGAACTGTTCAGGGTAGTGGGTGAAACGACTTCAAAGAAGCCGAGGTTTGATACGCGATCAATCATTTGGAGCCTGCTTTCTGTAACTGGTTAGATTTGGGAAAATCCTCGGCTTCGTCCATGAGGCTGACGGCCTTGATGAGGGAACGCACAACACGCATGTCTTCCGGCGTAATTTTGTCCGCCGGTGCCGAGCCGATGACGGCGGGAGCAGTGTACTTTGTCAGCACCTCCGGCTCATCGTCCTTGGCGCGAACCGCCTTGATGGAAGCAAAAAGGTCATTCGCTTCGTGAGGACGAACGTTCAGCACGCTGCCCGTATAAAGCAACACGCCGCGCCCATCGCGCGTCACGACCGTATCGGCGATGATGCGCACCTTGACGGCCTTAACCTTGGGGTCGTCAGCATTGAGAATTGTAAGCATAATTTTCCTTTAGACGAGTGAGTTGGTGGAATAGCAGAACGAGCCGGGGTGCCGAATTCCGATGTCTGTGAAGTTGAAGATGACGATTCGGATTTCCTGTTGCGTGGCTAAGGTGTAGGGATCGACGATGACCTGCCAGCCTTCCCAATCGGCAATAACCAGGTCTTCCCAATTTCCGAAAACGCTCTTGTTGCCGTTCAGAGCCGTGTTGAGCTGGTTGGTGGCAAGCGCCCGGTAGCCGTTAATCGTTCCTTCGCCCTCCGAGGATTTGGAGGCATCAATCGGCGCTTCCCAAATGTAAATCGGGAAGGCTGAAGACGAAATCTTCGGAGTCTGCTTGAGAATGCCCCTGCCTTGAGCGGAGACGATATAAGCGAGAGCGCCAAAATCCGCATTGGCAGCGGCCACGGTGGTTTCAAAACCAACCGCCTGCGCCCACGTGGGCGCGCCGGAAGTCCAGGATGTCGTGCCAACGCCCGTGGTATTGAAGATACCAATCGGCTGAGCGCCCCCAGACCCGGAATAAGCCGCGAGGTCTTTGGCCAGCGCAAGCTGCTTCATCAAATCCATGCGAACAAACGCCTCTGCGTCCAGGGTAGCCTGAGCGAGGAGGAGATTCGAGTAATTCGTGGTTGCGGCCAAACGGTGCGGCGTCAGCAAAAGCTGCTGCAAGGTCTGATCGCTTTCCGAGACAGCGGAAATTTCGGAAAGCCAATAAGCGGTCGAGGCAGCGGTTTGGCGCGGAATAGCAACGTTGTTGCGGAGACCTGCCATCGTGGTTGCGCCCGCATTGACCACCTGCATTTTGTTGCGGAGCAATTCAATGAGAGAAGAGCCGAGCACTTCCGTTTCCACGAATGCGCCGCCTTGCGAAAAGACGCCTGCTTGCATGTCGCGCGTCATGGCTTTGCGCTGCCAGCCTTCGCCCCGGAATTTGGAGCGAACCACGTCTTCCGGAATGCAAAATCCGAGCGGCCCTTCCAGGCCGCGACCGCTGCGCTTGAGGGCAGCTTCGCTGGCTTCCTTTTCAAGGCCGCTGAGAGAACCACGGCCCTTGTTGTCGGAAAGCTCGCGAATGGCCTTGAGGATGGAAAATTGCTGAGTCTCCCTGTCGTTCATGCCGATGATACCATCATGCATGGCGGCTGCCGGGATCGGCTTCGCGTTGGTCCGCTTTTCGATAATGATCTTGAGGAAATCATCGGCGGTCTTGGCGGGATCGGCAACGTAAGCGCGGGCTTGCTCGGCGAATTCGCCCGGGCTGTCCTTGCGCTCGTACTGCTTGGCGTATCCCAAAATGTCGGCCACGCGAAGGCGATCCTTCTTGACCGTCTCGTCAACTCGCGTCTGGATTTCTTCCGGCGTGAGTGAAATTCCATTGCCGCCCGCACCGTCTGCGGTGAGTTGGCGTGAACGAGTTTGAGTGATCATGATTTTGGGTGCCTTTCGTTTTATCGGAACTGAAATTTGGGGTTGGGTTTGTAGGTTGCGGTTCGCGCCGACAGTGTGATCCGCCGGAATTGATTCGAGGGAAACTTCAATCGGCTCCCAGCGGCACCGATAATTCGGCACGCCTTCATCGTCTTCGGGGTCGTCCTCGTCCTGATCCATGGAGTGGACTTGATAGCCAACGGAAGTTGCGCCTCGGATGCCTTCATCGACATCCTTCATGATTTCCTGGCCGCGCGTGCTGGAAGAAAAACGGACTTGGCAGCGACCGACTTTCCCGTCGAGCCGGGCGGAATCAACGACGCCAACTTGATCTTTGGGATCATGGTGCATGAGCAACGGCGCGGAGCCGGAAGCTAGTCTGCCGATAATCACGCTATCGGTCGCGTGATCCAGAATTTCATTATAAATGTCGCCAGTCTCAGTTGTGCGGCGCACGGGCGTTTCGCTGGAAAACGACATTGGAACCGTGCGCGTTTCCTTATCGACAGTTCCTTTGCGAACTTCACATTTGCGGTAAAGCGTCTGCGGAATTTTGATGCTGTCGGCTGTCATTGAGTGAACGCTAATACCTGCTGGCGGCTAGCGTCACTTGCCTAACTGTGTAAAAGTGTGAAGGATACGCCGATAATCAGCGAACGATAATACGCTGATGCCCGAACCTGGGCACGGATGGATCGGCTTGAATGACGCCGCGACTCAGCCAATTATAGACTGTCTTTCGCGAGACGCCGCGCATAAAACAAAACTCTTTGACGGAGATGGAACGCGCGTTCTCCGTGATTTTCATCTCGACTATTTTTCGCGCCGCCGCACGCGGATTTGGACTTGCGCGAATAATGCTCTCAACCTCGTGAATTATTTTTTGGGAATCGCCTTCCATGGTCATTTTTTCTTTATTCCGCGCCTGACTTTTCCAGTTCCATTGGCATGAGGAATTTCCGCAATTCCAAGCGCGTGACTCGCGGTCAATTCCGGCGTCCAAGCAATATTCGCCAAATCGATATTGCGAATGGAAGAATCAATCATCGCTCGCACGTCGTCTGCGCTTAGAAGATCGACCGGCGGCGCGGCATCCTTGGAAATATCCACGAGCGGCGGGGCTGTTTTTTTGTTCAGCAAGTCTTGTACAAGCTTCAAAATCGAATCGACTTTCTTCTCCGTTTCCAAGAGCTTTTCGTCTTCGATCCATTGCCCCGTTTCAGGATGGCGCGGTTGCTCGGCGTGTTTCGGGTTGAGGCGAGTTTCGAGAGTCTTGATGAGATTTTCCACGCGCGTTTCCAGCGCATCAAATCGCGCGTCCGATTGTTCGCCCAAACGAAGCTTGCGCCCCTTCAGTAGCGCCTGTAGTTGCTTCGTCTTCTTGAGGTCATCATCGCCGTCTTCCGACTTGTCATCATCCGGGAAATTCGGTTTTGCAGTTGATGGTTGCGCCCCAGAAAAATCAAGCCCTTGCTCTTCCTGATAATTTTTTTCGTAAACCAATTCGGACATGACATCTTCATAATCGCCTCCCTTTTGGCCAATGACATTGGAGCGCGTATCAAGGCCCGCCTCGATGGCCGTGACAGCCGCGTTGATGTCCTTAAGCGGATCGACCCAATCCCAGCGACGTGCCTTGAATTGTTTCTGATTGAGCCTCTGGAAATCTTTCGGTCGAAGCGTGATACCGAGGAAGCCGTTAAGCAAAACCCATTCGAGCCAATCCTCGAAAACTTGGTTTTTCACGTCCTGAATATAAAAGGTCTGGACTCCCTTGTAGGTCTCTCGCTCGTCGAGAAGCCCCGCTCGAATGGAAGAAAAATTGACTCCCTCAAGATCGTTTGCCAGCGACACATAAGCCACGCCGACGGACGACGCGACGGCGCGAAGCTGTTGTTTTGAGAACGCCGGAAAATTCGAGTGCGGATGTTGCGGATCATTCGGCTGATATTTCATGCCGATAGGCAAGGTCTCGTTTACGCCAGGCTCCATGTTTTCCATTGGCACCCGCTGATCGGTCTCTTGCCCGGCATAGCCTCCGTCCATCTGCCCCATTTGCGGGCGATCAGTGATATAGAAACCGCCCTTGCAAGCGGCCAACCGAGCGGCGACAAGTTCGGCCTCCTCGTAACCGCCGAGCATATTAACTCGATTCATTGCCGCAACTAGCCATGGGATGCCGCGCGATTGGCCAGGCCTCTCCGTTACATATGGATGGATAATCTCGTCTGCCTCAATTCGTATCCGCTTAAATTGCTGTTCGACTCCATAAGAAAAGTCTCCAGGGTGCTCCGTCAGCATCCAGTAGGCGATAGGACATTTCCATCCGTCAACCTCGACGCCCATGCGTACTTGGTTGCCATTGGAAAGCGTTATCGAGTCATTGTAAAAATCGTCGAGATAATCCGCCTCCATAATATCGACGGAATATTTGAATTTATTCGAGTAGCCGCGAATTTTTCTAACGAGCAGATCGCCATCGCGCACGATGGAACGCATGATAAGTTTGTCAGCCGCTATGTCCGAAAGCCTGCGCGTGACGGTATAATTCTCCGTTTTGCATTGCTCCTGCCATGCTGCCTCTATCAGTTCGCACGAGCGGGAATCAAGCTGACGAATCATCTCTTTCGTCATCGGGTCTTTCACCATGTCGTAAATTTTCATTTGCAACTTGATGCCCGTTGACGACACGACGTTATCTTCAAAAAGAGAAAGTAGCTTGCGCGTCCAATCGCTGTTACGCTCCAAATCCCGGCACCGGAACCGAAGGTTGCGAAGCGCATAGCGAAGTTCGGAATCCGCGCTCTGCGGCGAACGCCACCAATCAGAATTTAGGCGCGTGACGTTGGCACCAGAAAATCCAAAGGCCCGTTTTTGATCCTGCTCTTTGCGCCGGTCAACGACGCGCTGACGAGCCAGAGCGGTAATGTCGATGGATTCTCGCTCGCGGCTTGATCGGCCATCGGGCAGACGCTTGACTTGTGGCTTGTAGCTTGAGGCAAAATTCGGCATTAGTCGCGCTCTCCGTTATCTTTTTCGTTCAGCGCGATCCATTTATCTAGGGCTTCGCCTTGGGCCTTTTCGTAATCCTCAGTGGCCTTATCTGCGGCTGCTTGATATTTCGCAGTTATCTCCTCAACGCTTTTTTCGTCGGCATCGTTTTGCGCAATTCCCTTTTGCTTTTCCTCAGCAATGGTTTTTTTAAGCGCCAATTTCGAGTTAACCATGGCCTCTTTTAGTTCCTGCTTCATGGAGGCCAGTCTTTCTTTAACCTCTGGCTGATGATCCTTTGCGAATTTTTCGGCCTCATCGTCATTCTCAATTTGGTCGTACTGCTTTCCAAGCTCGCTGATTCGCGAATCGTTCGCGATTTCCCAGCCATCCGGCTCTTTGTGATCCTGTCCATCAACGTCATCTTGTTTTGATTGAAGATCGCTTTCTTTATCATGCGAAAGACTCCAGGTAGAAGGATTGTCTGGCTCGAAATCTTCAAGCACGGAAGAAGCCACCTCGGCCTTTGTGGCCGGGTACTCCTTATCTCCTAATTTTACGGTTTCTGTTTGTTCGCCCCATGTCGCAGGATCAGATTTATCGAAATTATCAATTCTCTCTTGCGCACTTTTTGCTGATTCAATTTCGTCATCGCTTGCGCCTAGCTCTTTCCACGAATCGGGATCGCTCTCGTCAAAATTGTCGGCGGCATCTTTCATCCCTAGCAAATGTTCTTCTAGGGTGCCATATTCTGAGCCTTCTGGCGCTGGGTTTGCGCCGCCGCCTAATACCCATGATTCCGGGTCATCTTCATCGAAATTATCCACGAAATCTTGCTCATCACTGGAAAGATTTGGTTTGATTTCCGCCGCTTCTTTCCCCTCTTTTTGTTCTTTTTCATCCTTGCCCTCGCCGCCGCTCGTCCACTCACCGTGCGCGTCTCGCGGTTCGTTTTCATCAAAGCGCAATTTCGCTCCCTCAAGAAATCCCTCTATCCTCGCCAGCTTCGTTTTGATTCGCATCTCAATCTCATTCACCATGACGGACCTCCCGGCCAAAAAGGATATGGCCCGTAAAGTCCTCCCGGTCTCGTGAATTGCGCTCTTGTCTGGCGAGCGTTGCCCAGGCCCTTCCGCGCGGCCTCGGCTTGCTCTTCTTGCTGTACGTACCCTTGATATTCCCGCCAGAGCATTTGCACTTGCATGATGCTCATCTTGGAAATCGAGCGTTGCATCATCGTGTAGTGCTCAATATTTTGCGGGAGACGGTTCGTCAAAACTTCCTGGCACGTATCGCGAATTTGTCGCACGTAAGAACGCGGATCAGCCGGATCATCCGCCGAAAGATTGGGGGCTATTGTTATCGCGCCCCAATTGATCGTCACCCGATCCGTCGTTACAGAGTTGGTAACGTAACTCTGCCATTTGTATAGCCCCGGAATCCACGTAACTGTCACAGCGGGCAGGATTTGAATCAGATGATTCTGGCCGTTTGGCGAAGGAATGACCTCCGAAAAATTAATGTACATTCCGTCATTCGCCCCGCGAAGCGAATAGCTCAAGACCCAATTCGGAGGCGGATAATTTCCGAGCAATAATTGCCATTCGGCGGTGTCGCCTGCCACGATGGTACGCGGCTCGTACCACTGAATTTGCGGGAGTTCGGGAGTGCTCATGCAGTTCCTCCTCCTGATGAAAACTCACCGGTTTTAGGATCGTGGTTTTCATCAAATCGCAATTTTTTCCCTCGTGATTTTGCGATTCCAGCCGTCATCGCCGATTCGAGCGCGGTTGAATCCGCCCGTCGAACGATAATATCGAGCGGAACAATATGCCCTGAGTCCGTCTTTACAAAATTATCGTTTTTTATATCCGTCGCGATGATTTTATGCTCTGGGTTGTACCAGGTTTTGTCGGCGATATGATTTCCTACTAAATTATCCTCGCTCACCTTGAAAAATCCCCGCGATTTCATCTCGGCTTCGACTTCTTTGCCCGTTGGTGCTTCGCCATGAATGAAACTTTGCGATGTCACGATGGACGGTTTGCTTATCCCGCCCATTCCCGCGCTTAATCCCTCAATTCTGTTATCAGTCCCGAAAACTTCATTTTGCAAATGAGTCCGCTCAACGTATTCGCCTGGCGAGGCCGTTCGCAGCTCGGCGTAGCTTCCAAAAGGAGCGGACGTTCCCTCCAGCGTGTAGCCGTAACCATCAACTGTGAATTTGTTGACGCGCGATGGATCATCCGAATGCTCAACCAAGTGCTCTCCACCCTGAGCTAAAAATTTGTCGGGGTCAGATTCAACCCGATATTTTGTCAGAATTTTGGCTAAATCTGATTTTTCTTGAGCATCTCTTGCCGCGATGTCGCCGCTCCCAAATGCTTTTGCACTTGCAGTCTTGCTTGCTTCAAGGACGGCGGTGATTTCGCGTTCTGCCTGCGGATTTCTGCCCTTGTTTCCCGCGCTTTTTCCAGTAGTGACATCCTTCCCCAGATTATCAGATTCTGGCCCGTCTGTAAAGCGTCCGTCTTCGTCTCGCGGCTGATTTTCTGAATATCTCAGCAAAGTTTCAGCCGTTGGCAAAAAGGTGCGCCTTTCGCGCGGACTTAAAAGCCGGTTCACAAAATCGCTTCCTTCCTGCACTGGCAAATAATGCGGGCGCAACCGCGAATCTTTTCCTCGTCATGTTGCCGCTGCAATCCTTCGTGCTTGTCGAGCTTCATCTCGTTGCCGAAAATTAGCCGTCCATAAACCTGGCGAGCAGCCTTGAGCGCCCATTCTGGGATTTCGTCGCTCACGCGCACCCCGCAATCGTTTTACCAAGCCTTTGCCCATGATCGGCCTGGAAGCCGAGCGGTGCCCTTGAGGGCATAAGGTTGGCCCGCATGGGCGGGGTGCGGCGATCTTGGCGCGGGCTGAGACGGCGGCGGTGCCTCATTTGCGGTAACTTGCACGATTTCACTTGGCTTAACAAGATTTTTTGCGAGCGCCTGCCAATTTGGGTTTAACATCTCCTTAGCCGCCAGAGCGTAAACTCTTTTGTCCAGTGCTTCGTTTGGTCGCTCGTGCGGGTTGATAAACCGCCGCACTTTTTTCCCTTTGTGGTAGGTAATTTCCACCTGTTCAGCCGTAAGTTGCTGGAAAAATTCGTCGTCATAGCCTAAATCGTCCGGCTCCACGCGATAGCCAAAATGCGAGTAGCCCGGTCCCGGTTCTTGAATCGTCAGCGAATTATAAATCTCTTCCTTTGCTGACTCGGTGCCCACGATGACAAGCCCCCGGCGCGTCTGCGAGTAGGTGACGAGGGGTGAGCCGGGAATGGACGAGCCTTTGCACGGGTAGATGTTTCTAAACCGATTGCGCTGGCACCAATCGTAGACATAATTTGGAACGTGGCCTGAGTCGAGCAACCCGGCGGCTATCTTCATGACGACGCCATCGGCTCTAACCCTGGTTTTGCCCCACCATTCCGTCATTTCCGCCCATGGTTTCGGGCCGGAGGTGTTGCCGCGAAAGACAGCGCATTCAATGCCCCATGTTTCGTTGTCCTTAGCGTGCCCGACAATTTCCACTTCAATTCTATCTTTCTGCACGTCTCCCCCGAATGTCAAAATCAGCGGCCCCATAGGCACGTCAGCATCGTATCGTTCGTTGCGATTGTTGATGTCGCTGGCTTCGATGACCTCGACATCTTCGACGGACGCCTCGGCCAAAAACGTGTTGATCCAAACCTTTAGCGTTTCCCGCCCTTTCCGCTTCGCCTCCAAAAATTTCGCGACCATCTCGCCCATGCGCGTTTTGTAACCCCGTTGCGGCTTGCGCAGCGAATAAATGCCGTTCAAGTGAAAGCCTGCCACCCCTCGAAATTGTGCCGTCGCTCGCCACCGGCCCTTGCGAATCGCGGTGGACCTTTGCTCATCTGTCCACGTCGAATCGCAATCCCGATTTTCACACACATACAGCGGTTCATCAATCGTTCCCCGCCCACGTTCGCCCCAATCAAGCTGCCCCCATTTCAAATGCTGTTGTCTCGAACAAAAAGGACAATCGACGTGCCAATACCTCTTGTCGCTGGCCTCGAAATCGCTCTCAATCGGCGATGCGCCCTTGACGGTGGGCGTGCTTGATTCAATCTTTACCGCGTCCGCAAATCCCGCCGCGCGGTTCCAGAACAGCTCCAGCGGGTCGCCCTCTTTCGCCACGGCTTTCTTGTAGCGGTCAATCTCGTCCGCCCAGAGCACTTTAGCCGAGTCGCCAGCCAGCCCTTGAGGCGTTCCAGCGCCGCCCACTGACACGAAGCCGCCAGGGAATATTTTGTAATTTAACGTGTTCCCTGAGCTGTTTTTCGTCCCTTTCCGAAACATCCCGCCAAAAATTGGCCTTTCGATCAGAGGCTCAAACTTGTTCAGCATCCATTTATCCGCCCGCGCTCCGTCAGGTTGCAAAACCATGTTGCCTGTTGGCTCCTGGACGACGTGATACGCGATGATGCAATTACCAGCGTGCGTCTTGCCCATGACTTGGCTTGCCCCGATCCAAACCGATTTCCTCACATCCGGCGACAAGGCCGTCTCGATCATCCCGACTTCCCACGGATGGTCGTCAAACGAAAAACCGAGCCTTTCCTTAGCCCATTTCGAGGGCGTTATCTTCGGCGGACTCTTCGCCTTCGCCAGTTCCGTTCGACACAGCAAGCCCAGGGTCGTCTGAAACCGCGTTAATAATCTGGGATCGTAGTCCCGATAAAAAGTCTTCACAATCAATAGCCGTTACTTGTTTGGCAACCGAAATCCTAGCGGATTCGTCAATAGGCAGCGATTCAATGATGCGCCGGAAGCAAATCGCCTGATGCGCCAGGACCAGTTTAACCCATTCAATGGGGATGACCTCGTCAGCCGATTTCATCAGAATTAACTCGCTATGAGCCACTTCGTTACGGAGCTTTTTGAGTTTGAGGGTTTCCGTCGCGCCGAGGGTATGGCTTTTGGCATGAACATAGAGCGCGATGATTGTTTTGAAAAAGTCATACCCTTTTTCCGATGGAGGATCAATTATGCCCTCCTGCGAAAATTGAAATAGAGCCTTGTCCGTCGTCTGCATGTAGTGAGCCGCAACGGCGGGAGGAGCGAAGATCGTAGGTAGATCAAAGGCGTCTTTCTTTTCGCGCGTCTCGTGCAAGTAGGCTCGACCGGCGCGAATATCCAGCGGTTTGGTGATGGCTCTGGCGATTCGTTCCCTCGCGTCTTTTGAGGCAAACGACTCCACCGAATATCCGGCCTTGGCCGTGTTGCACGCCTTGCAGGCCGTCACGAGGTTTGATTCGTGGTTGCCTCCATCCTCGGCCAGATGATCCAAGGTCACCTCTTGACCATCTGCCAAACCCTCCAAGGCTTTCCCACAATAGAGGCATTTCCACTCATCGCGAATGTAGATCGCGATGCGCTTTTCGCGCCTGATCCATTCGCCATGCGCGAGGTGCTTCCTCTTGCCTTTGGCCTTTCTGGAAGAATCGCTCAACACTCCCCCCAATTATCGACATACGCAGAACTTGTATGCTTTGTCGGGGGCGTTTTTGCAAAACTTGTATTACTAAAAAACCAACGAACCGGAACCTGCCCGTTGCGCGGCCCCCGAGGAAGTACCTTGCAAATCCTTGAACGCCAAGCACATGCCAAAGCACATATGCATACATACAACGCCAATACAATCCCTATAGTTTTACTTGGCAAGACTTGTATCACTGAATTTAATTTGATTTTGTCAACTTGTATCATTACTGGAATTATTGTGATTTTCCTTGCTTATGGCTTGACATGATTTAGTACAATCATTTCCGAAGAGGGGAACTGAGTGTTGCGCGGAGCGCAACGTGAGAGGAGATGACCGCTGCCGGTATACCGTTTCCCGCTTGAATAGACTCACCTAAGCGCTTGGTGAGAACCGGTATTGGATCTCTTACTGGAAGTGGGAGCTTCGATAGAGCAATGATGTGCTCGCATTCTTTTGCCGTGATGTTGATGCAAAGCTCTGGCTTGTCGGGCTGGGTACTGTCGATTTGGCAAAGCATCATAAGGCCACGGCTGTTGATTCGCAGTGAAGTGGTTGGATTGATTTGGTAATGATTGACCATATCAATCGCCTTGGCTTTCCAGTTCGTCTTTGAGCCGAGCGCGTGAGATTTTTGGCGCGTCGAGGCGCTTACCCTCGCGTGATTTTGGCTGCTCAATTTCCTTGCGGATTTGGTCGGTGGTGAGTTTGCGTTTTGTTTTGCTCATAAAGTTGGGAGTAAAAGTGGGATGAGTCCAAGCCTGAAATGGAGCGGCTTGCCGCCCATGTGAAGCATAAAGGTGTTTCGATCCCATTCCAAGAATTTCGGCACAGTACGATGAAAACCGTCATGAATCCATGCGAGGTCTCCAAGCATTTTGGCGGGATTGGAAAATGGTCCGTGAAGCTTGACGCGAAGTCCGTAAGGATTTTGATTGAGGATAGCTTGAGTTTTTTCGTAATGCTCTGGGGTATGAATTGGCCCGGGGTTAAGGCGTAAATAATCGTGGTGTGTTTTTGCTCCGCTCAGCAGGCAGCTAAAGCCGATTTGTTCGTTCGCGAATCGCCAAGTCATTGCGAGGATGCAATCGCCGATAATCTGCCTATTCGCTGGACAATTGCGAAGCAAGAGCCAGTCACCAAACACCACGCGAAAATCGAGTCCGCAAATGAAATCGAAGCCTTCGTCGATAAAATCCTCAATGCGATACTGCGGGCGCGTGATAAAGGCGTCGGTGCCCGTGAATAAAAACCAGTCATTGGCGGTCGCTTCCTCCATTTGGGCGACGAGAAAGGCGAGGCGATCCCACAGAATCTTTTTGGGTTCGCCGTGAACGATGCAATGGGCCTGATAACCGTTTTTTTTGGCATAGGGCAGCTTATTGGCGAACCAGGTCAGGTCGGCAAGCGGCTGATATTCGGCTGACCAGGTGGAGACGAGATGGATCATTTTCTCCCCGTAATAGACTTTGGCAAACCGATGTAAGTTCCGTCACCCACGAAGGGCAAATACGTGCTGATAATCTCGATTCGCTTTTGAGGCGTTCTGGCGTCCACGGCGTGCAAAATCCAGTCGCCTAATTTCCATTTGCCGGGGCCTGGTTGCCAGCACGAATTCATCTCTCGGGCTTCAACGAGTCTAATGCCCGCTCGGACAAATTTATCGCATTGAATCAAGTCCCAAAGGTATGCCTGCCAAAGCCAGGGATAGGTCAACCAGGTTGATGCGTTTTCGATCAGGATTCGGAGCAGGTTTTCGGAGTGCGAGCCTCGGGGCCAAATCATAACGTCGTTATTAATCGGCCACCAACTGATTTCTTCCTTGGCAACAATGACGCGGGCGTCGTCATCCATCCGGTGCTCAATCTTGACCTGGTGATTCATAAATAGCACGTCACAACCCACGGTCATAACGACATCGTAACTCTCGTGAAGTTGAACAATATACCTGAGCCATTCAATATGGTTTACGTCTGAAAATTCAGCTTTGCGATTGATGAAATCGTAGCTGTGTCGCTCGCAATATTTTTCCTTGACTGGAGCGGTAAGCGCATTGAGGTTAGCGATGTTGTCGCTCCAATTTGAGATGACGACAATTTTCATCGGTCAGTAAAGTTTGATGATCTTGCCCTTGTAGCCCAGATCGAGCCTTAACTGTTGCTCGATTTCGTCCTGATAGACCTCGGAAGAGATGAGGATTTGTATCTTCGATTCCTCAATTATACGCATGGTTGTCAAGCTTGGGATTTCGATGGGCACTTGACGCGATCCGACTTTAAGCGTAAGTCCCTGATAATTAGTGTTTGTATCGAGAAAAAATTGGATGATGCATTTGTCCAACCCGCAGGCAGAAAGAAGGCGAAGTGTATGGGTGCCCGTTCCCCAAACTGCGATGGGGGTTCGATTGCGGACCAGTTCCCCGATTTTTTCGACAACTGCTTCTTCCTTTTTCTTGGATTTAGCGATGTAAACTCCCACCTCTTTTCGCGCCTCATCATCCGAATAAATCTTTTTTGCTTGGGGCAAAAAGGCTAAGACGCTGAGGGTTGGTTCGATGGATTTTGGGCTGAGAAACCGATCAATTTGGTCAATATATGAAATCTGGAATCCGTGGCGCTCAAGTAGTAGTCTGATCGATGTCGGGGAAAAATAGTTGATGTGCTCCATGGAGAATAGGCCGAAACCGGCTCCGTTGGTTTCGTGGTATCTGGTCACGTCGGGCACTTCGATGTATAATCGCGATCCGAAAGCCATGCGAGCCTTGATGGCTGAGAGGAAAGGGCCAACGTCGCGAATATGCTCCAGGACGCTCGTGCAACATGTCAGGTCGAAAAGGGTATTGATTTCCGCACTCATCTCGTCGCGACCAATGTCGAAACCGAATAGGTGCTTGCAACCGTGCTTGCCAAACTCGGCAAGTAATCCACCCGCCGCGCATCCCGCGTCACGAATCATGGCCTCTCCGCGCTGAGTATAGCGAATCAATTTTGAAACAATGTCGCGATACCGCAACACATCGACTTCACGAGGCACACCCGCATATTTGGACATACGAGCATAGTATCGGTCGAAATCCGACTGCTCAGGAATGCCGTCAGCGAAAATACATCCGCATTCGAGGCACTGGACAATGTTATACCCGTCAAGCAACGAATTATGCGAGAAGGTCGCGAATTCCTGTCGGAAGATGAAATCGCGGCTGGTAGCAGCAAGACAGATGGGGCAAGGACGACTTTTCTCGGATTGAATTTCTTCTGCGGTCATGATCTCCTTTTGCTCCTGGCCTTTTTCAGGTTTTCGGTTATGGCGGCGAGTTTCAATGGGCTTTTGGAAAGCCCTCCCTTCCGCCCAATTTTGGCGAGGTATTTTTTGATCTCAGCTTTGCTCACTGACGGTATGATGCCCAAAGGCGCTTTGCCGCGCAAGCCCAAACTGAGTGTCAGGAGGATGTCGCACAAATGACACTATGTACTACATCAAGACAGTGCATTACACTCTGAGATTTGCTAGCTTGCGTAAGTCGTTGTAGGACAGAGTGCCATTTTCTTATAAAAGTTGGCACGGCCATTGCGTACATAGTACTATGCGAGAGATTAACCAACTCGCAAAAAGGAAACAAAATATGACAACCGATGAAATCAGAGCAACGCCAGATGGTGGAAAAATCTACCTGCGCTTTTACGACATTTACGCCGAAGTTATTCACAAAAACCGATTAGGAGTTTGGGTTTTGCCCGAACAATCCAACGAGTGGTATGGCATTGTTGCGGGAAAAGACTTTTTCGTTCGCAACAACAACCTTTATTAACCACCTCAAAAAGAAACAAAATATGACAAATACTACTGCCATGAAAACAAAACTGATTATCTCCACCACGCCAGATGCCTACGGTATCTCTACGGATGCGGATATTGCAGCCGTACAAAATCGCCTCAAACACGTCGCTGACAAGATGCGATGGGACTGGGAAATGCGAGACACGCAACTGAGTGAACAGGATGAACAGGAAACTGACGGCGGCGCGACAGATCGCGCTTGGGAGCTTTGCATGGAATGCGAGCATCCGCGTAAAACCGACTCGCCTAAACTGTTGGCGGCGGTGGCTCAGGCAGCGGAACTCTATCCCCTGACTGGAGCGTACTAATCGTGACTGCCGCCGAATACAAAGATAATAACAAGCAACCAAAGAAAGAAAATATGAAGACTACAACTATTAAATGCACTGGCGGACTTTTTAGCTTCAAACTCCACACGCACCAATTTTGGATGACGATTTGCGATGATGTGTTTTTGGACAAGGCTGACATGGACGAAAAAATTGCGGCGAAATGTGAAGAGGGATGGGATGATGATCGCGGAGGTCACTCTGGCCCGACTACCCGCATAACCGTTAGAAAAGCCTCTTTTGAAATCGTGCTGCCAGATGGCCAGAAAATCGAGGTTGAGCAAGACGAAGAAGCGGAATCGCTCGTAGATCGCCTGACCTTCGACTATGAGATGAGCGACCAGCAGGCGGAAGAGGTTGCGAAGGATATTCGCAATGGGATTGACACCGAAATTGATCGTCTGGAGGTCGTATGACCTCCTCCGAATACAAAGCGGCCCGATCAAAAATCGGGTCGCAGGCGGCGGTAGCGAAGCTCCTGGGCGTGTCGCTATCGTGCCTGAGCAAGCGGGAGCAGGGTACGCGCGTGATCAACGAAGAAGCGCGACTTGCGATCCTGGCGGTCAATGACAAGCGCTACGGCGCGGGGTCGTAGAGGGGGCGCTGAGCCGGAAGTTGGAAATCCTCGAAACGATGGCGAGCCATGTCAAAGATCATGACGATTTCTCCAGCGGCTCCGTTGCGGTATTTTGCGACATCCACGACGACATGGGGCTTGAGCGATTCATCGTCCGGCGTCTTTTTTCGCAGCACGATAACCACGTCGGCATCGTTGCCTATGCTGTCAGACTCGCGCAGATTGTGAAGCCCCTGCTTGCCCCCGGCGTCGAGCCTGTTCAGTTGCGATCCAACAAGGATGGCGATGCCAAATTCCAGCGTCAATCCCTTGATGGTTCTGGACACCTCAGCCAGGGCTTGCTCGCGGTTGCCGTACTTTGTTTCGAGCGATTTAGCCAGTTGCAAATAGTCCAGCATGATTACCTTGCAACCCTTGGCGACGAGGGCGCGAATAGATCGTCGTATTTTGTTGATGTCGAATCCCGCGCCGCACTCGATGAACATCGGCCATTTTGAGGCCTCGGTCTCGCTGGAGTAGACCCTATCCCATTCCGGCAAAGTCATGGGAGCGTGGAAGCGACGGGAATCGATTGAAGCTTCATCGGCCATAAGTCGCTCGATCATCATGCCTTCGGTCATTTCGAGTTGGAGAATACCCACCGGCACGCCCCTTTTTGCGATGTTGCGAATAGCACAAAACATGAAATCGCTCTTGCCTGACCCCGGCCTGCCCGCAATCACGTGCATTCCCTCCGGCATCAAACCCCCATTCATAGCGTCAAATTCGCGGAAACCGGTGGCCAATCTACTCTGAATTTCTCCTAATTGCACTTTTCGTTGCTGCTCAGTCCACCTACTTATCGATTCCCCCACAATAGAGATTTTTTCGGACGTGTCGTGGTTTCGCGTAATTTTTATGATTTGCGCTTCCGAGCGTGCTAACATTTCTGAGATTTCTCCAATACCATCCTCGCTTATTTCAGTTAAAATCTTCGAACATGTGTGAGAAAGAGCGCGGATGAGACTGAATGATTTTATCTCTCGCGCGTAATGAGCTACGTTTGATGACGACGCATAGGCTGTGAGAATTTCCGCGAGGATACCGGGGCTTCCAACGCTTTCCGCTGTGCCACGCGAGACAAGGCACCCATGAAGAGCCAGAACTTCAATCGGTTTTTTATCAGAAGCTAGAGAAATTAGAGAAGAAAAAATCTCGCGATGAGAAGGCACAAAAAAATCATCCACTCCTACCAAAGCCAAAACCTCCTCTATAACGGAGGGATCGCCCAACACGGAACCAAGCACAGCCTTCTCAGACTCCTCTGAATATGCAACCCTCATTGCGCCCACTCCTTGTTATGCGAGATTACAACAACAGATTTCACAGCGTCACCTCACCTGAATCAGTGATCACCATGATTACTCCTTCGCGGCGAGCATGCGGTCCACGAGGTCAAGAGCGCTGACCTGCTGGTCAGCGCGAATCTTACGAGCCACCGCCGCCCCCTCCGCCTCCGCCGCCGCCTCCGCCACCGCCACCACCGTCGCCGCCACCTCCGCCACCGCCGCCCCCTCCGCCACCGCCACCTCCGCCACCGCCGTCGCCGCCACCGCCGTCGCCGTCGCCGTCGCCGCCGCCGCCGTCGCCACCGCCCAATAGCTATACGGCCATCCTGATTTGCGGCGCGCGAAGCGCGCCGCCTCAAGAGCTTTGTCCAGAACAGGTCGAGCGATGGCGAGGGTGTCGAGATCGGTGATTGGCGCGATCTTGCTCAAGGCCGTCGCATGCGCGGCGAGCTTCGCGGCCCGAAGGGCAATCGGTACGGCGACGCGGATCGACCAATCCAACGCCAGGTAGGCGCGAATGCGCTCGACTTTCGGCGTGCTCTTGCTGCCGATTAGAGGCACGATAAAGCGCTTGAGTTGCTGGCGCTCGGTGTCGTTCATTTGGTCGTTCAAGCGGCGAAGCATGGCGGAGACGACCGGGCAAGCGCACTCGGGGTGATCGCTGTGAGATTCCTTCGCCAGGAAGGCGACGGCTTCCATGATGCACAATCCTTTGTCGGGGCTGGAATGACTGCCTTTGGCAAGGCAGAGGGTTTCGAGGTTGAGCGGGGATTCGATTTTTGGGGGGGTTTTCATGGTGTTTTTTTTCTTAGAGGTTTTCATGGATGTTTTTAGCGGCATTAAGGATGTGTAGACCAACGGTTGGGTGAACGCAGTTACGAAGAATCTGAGCAGGGCAATGGCTTCCATTGTGGTAAATGTTTTCCTCATAATGGATGTCAAGCCAGTCCATGAGTATTTTCTTCCCCGCCAGATTGCAAAGATTGATAAAATTAGCCGGAGCCTTTGGCTCCTCGAATCCTGGGATGTCGAAGTTAGACCAATAAAGATGCCTGCCAATTTGGGCCGTGGGTGAAATGAGCGGCTTGTAGTAGGGAATCACATTCTCGATAACCCAAGGGCATCGCGCAAAGTTTTGAAGGAAGATGATCTCCTGATAGAGCGACATGTCGGGGTAGGCTTTCGGCTTGTGACGTGACGCCTTAACCATTCTTCCATGACTTTGACATGGGGGACTCGACCAAATGAACCCGAAGCGCCCTGAATGCTCGAAAAGGTATTTGTGGGCGTCATCTTCAACCATGAGGTCATGGGGATAAAGCCGACGATAAACGTCCGCTATTTGAGGATCGTGTTCTACGGATACAACCTCGACGCCATCCCATAGCTTCCGGTTCCCGCCAAGCCCCGCATATAAGTTAAGTATTTTCATCGCTCTATTCTCGCATCAGTTGACTTACCTTTTTGATTAGAACGGTTGTTCGACCGTGGTGGGTTTGACTTCACAAAGTAACCTCCGGGGGCGGAGCGGTGCGGAGCTTTTCGGGGTTGTTTGGTTTGGATTTGAACGATCCTCTCTCGAATTGTCCTTGGCGACTCTTCCAAGAGCGCTGAAGAGCCTTCCAGTCAACGCACGGGCCGTCCTTTAGCATCCATCCTCTGGCCTCGTAATGGTCGTAAAAAGCCTTTGACTCGGATTCGCTCAGTCCGCATGTCGGACTTTTCCCGTAGGCGATTGCCTCCGTCTCAGTTTTTGGATGCGAGGGCGACCGACTCCCCTGTCTTTTTTCTGCTTCTGCTTCTGCTTCTGCTTCTGCTTGTGTTATGGGCGTAACAATAACGCCGTTACGCTTGTTACTTTCCGTTACACCCAACATTTTAGCCTCGGCTTTTCGTGCGCGGTATCTAGCCTGCCTCACGGCGTTGGAGTAATCCTTCTGCCGGTATTTATCGTAGTTCAACAAAATGAAACCTCCATCGACGCGGACCAGTCGCCTACCTTCGAAATCCGGCGTCCTGCTTTCACTTTCAGGAGCGCCTAGCCTTTCCAGAGCGGCAAGTCCAAGTTCTTGTGTTATTCCACTCTGACGCACGATTCCAACACCGGCGGCCTCGACAAAGCCATACCAGCCAGGAGGCACGAAAAAACCGGTTTGGCGCAAGGTGCGAACTTCGTATTGCGGAACCGCCTCTAAAAGCTCATGTGGTGAGGCCATGAGCAACGCCGTGATGAAAACAGTTCTGGCGTCCGCGTCCAACCAGAGTGTTGAGTTTAGAATGCCACAATCCAGCTTTACGAATGCCATAAAGTAACGATGTAACGGCGTTTGGCGTAAGTCAAGCCCAACCTAATGCGTTCCTTTTCGGTACGGGTGGGCGCACCGCACACAACGATGGCCAGCGGCTTCTACGGCCCGAGCCTGAACAGCCTTCCAATCCTTCGTGTATTCGCCGCTAAAACGATTCATAACCCATCTCCAAAAGTCTCAGCACCGCGCTTCACCCAGGTAAAGAGCGACATGAAAATGTCGTGGACACCTGACGCGATGCTGAGATTTTTATAGACGGGTTTGTCCATGCTCTTTTTATTGGAGGCGGTGAAAGCCTGCTCTTTTTATCTCACTCCCCGCGCGAGTGTCAAGATTGTGTTTCATTTTTCCCCCTCAAATCTTCGACTCTGGCGACGTGATAAGCCCCGTTTTTTGATTTCACGGTGGCAAAGTCTTTCCTGTGTTCAGTTAGGCTCACAAATTCGACCTCTTCTTCCGGCCAGTGCCGCACCTTCCAAATCAGCTTGTCGCCGGGTTCTGCGCTGTAGAGGAGTTCAGGTTTCACGAGAGGATGGTCCATGCGAGAGCAACCACTGCTGGAACCTGTCCGTCTCCAATGGACTCAGTGCGGTCCACTTGATCGGCCATCCCATGAACCACTCTGTCCAGTCTGGGTTCAAATTCCCAGGGCGATCCTTGGCCACTTGCGACAGCATCATTTGCTTTCCCGCCTTTGCTCGTTTCGCGATGCACGGAGTCGTCACCATGTTGCCACGGTCTCGATTGTCGGATGTCTGTGGCGTTGGCATCCGTCTGCATTCCCCCAGAAGCGATAGAATTATTCCTCCATCTTTTTGATTGTGCCGGTCTCGACCGTGAGCGTCTTGTACCGTTGGCGTCTGAAGCCTTTGAATTCCCTGCATCAGCTTCATCGCATGACGGGAACTGCCATCGTATTCTTTCCCGATAAGCATAGGCGCCATCGCGTCGAACGCCGTCAACGTCGGAAGTCTTTGTGCCCTTGATCCAGATTCGAGCACGCTCGTGATCCAAGCACGGTGTTCCTCTAAGCCAAATGGCATCGGCAGCGGAAAGAACTCCCCAGACCAAATCATACCCCAGCGCGGCCAAGTTTCCGAGTACGATTCCAAGCCCCCGAGAAGTGAGGATTGGCGAGTTTTCCACGAAGACGTATTTGGGTCGTACTTCGCCAACGATCCTTGCGTATTCGGACCACAATCCAGATCGCTCGCCTTCAAGCCCCGCGCCTCGGCCGGCACTGCTGATGTCTTGGCAAGGGAATCCTCCGCAGACGACATCAACGAGTCCCCGCCAAGGTCTACCGTCAAATGTTTTGACGTCGTCCCAGATGGGGAACTTTGGCAAGATTCCGTCCCTTTGTCGGGAGAGCAAGATTTGCTGGCGGTAAGGTTCAACCTCGACAGCACAGACGCAGGTATGTCCGAGAAGGATGCCACCGAGGATACCGCCCCCCCCTCCTGCAAAAAGATGTAGCTCATTCATTGCCCCTCATGCCTTGCGTAGAGTTCATCCTTGGTAGCTCGGAGCATGTTGGCCGCGATGAGGCAGGCTTTGGCTCGGTGATGGATTAGGCAGCTAAGCAGGCGAAGCTCCCGGACAATCTCGGAATTGGATCGGTAAAAGCGGTACTGGCTGTCCTTGGCGTCAATGTGCGCCGCCGAATGCGAGTAGAGGCATAGCGGGTTGTGGGTCATGCGTTTATCGAGTGAGACTTACCGTTTCCAGCAATGTGCGCACGATTCCAGCCCTCGCGCCAAGCCGAAAACTCCGCAGTGCCGAAGGGAAATGGGTTTTCTGGAACCCAGACATTAACAAGATACCCGGTAGCGATCTTTCTTTCGTGCCACGAAAGAAAGGCTTCTGCGCCAAGCATCGCCGAGTCATCAACAACGTAAAGCTCAAATTTCGCGCTCAAGCGGCCTCGCTTTCGTCGCCGTAGACGGCTAGTTTGAGCACGCGATTTGCCCTCTCCAATTCAGCAATTTTCTTTTCCTGGGTCATGTTTTGTTTCCTCAGTTTTGAGATTATGCCCGCTCGGATGTCGAGCAGGCGGTTCATGTATTTTACCGATTTCATGGCTTCGTGAGAAATTCTGCGATCCTCTCTATATTATTTATCGCGCCATCGCGATTTCGGAAGAAAAGATCGTACAATTCGTGCGCAGTTTTGCCTTTGAATTTTTTGACAGGACTCGGCTTTAAGGTCCGGTCAAACTGGAAAAAAGGCGTGGCTCCTTCCATCATCTCACGAAAGGAATTATCGTCAGCGCAAATGCGATGATTTTCCACAGCATGTGGAAACAAGTCTCTTACTAAGATAGTTTTCATTCTCGATGCAGCCTCATTTTTGGTTGAGTTGAATTTGGCGAGATGACGGTTTCTGTCCACTCGCCTTTTTTATACTGAGCCAAAACGAATTTGAAGTTGGAAAAAGTACGGGCGGCAACTTTCAGCTTGATCCAAGAATCCTCAAATACGTGAGCGCCCTTGACCTCGTAACAAGTCACAATGCAGTATCCCCCCGCACCCAATTGTATTACGGAAAAATCGGGCGTGTATTTGCACCTATAAGCTAGCTCCAACGTCAGCCCAAAAGGGAATATGTCGCGAGGGTCGTATCGCCGTCTCAGAATCTCAAAAAACGACGCCTCAGTTTTGTTCATCCTGGGCTTCAAAAAGGTTTGGCCCTTAGTCGCAGCGATTTCTTTCACGGAGATATTCGACATGCGAGCCTTGAGTTTTTCAAACTCCTCCCGGCTCATGCGCAGGTTCTGGCTCACGCGATCACCCCTTCCTTGCGCAGCGCATCGCGAAGCGTGATAGTCTGCCTATCGATGCACTCGTGAAGCTTCCCCTTGGTAGTAAAGCACTGCATATTCTGGTTCTCGACGTAGGCTTCAAAAAGAGCGGAGAGCAGTTCCGATCGGGTAACTTTGGGCGCGGGCTTGGCAATGGCGAGGATCATGGCTTCCTTTCTTGTGAAAAAGCAACCAGGACGCCTCCCGTAAGTGCCATTATGACGGTGAACCACAACGGGCCGTTGCCTGCGACGGCATCGCAGCCAAAAGACAGTGCTATTATTCCGTAAACGAGAGCAAGCGTTCTCATGGCTTCCTTTCTCCCGGCCCTTGATGGTCGCGAAAACGGTTGATGATGGCTTGGCGCTGGGCGTGACTTCGTTGTTCCTCCTGGTCGTCGGCTTCAACGGGCGGCTCAGGCACGCAAAGCTCCTTGCGGATGATTTTCTCAATGTCATCCGCGCTCTTTGGCCCATCCGGCCCGTCCAGAATCCTGTCCCAGATGGCTTGCGCGGCGTCCAATATGCCGTCTTCAATATTTTTGCTCATGATTCCTCCTCCTCCTCAATAGCCGCGCCTTTCGGCACGAGTTGTTTTTTGCCTTCCTTGGCCACGATGACGGGATCGAGCAGCGCGTTAATCCGATTCTCAGCGGTCTTGCCTTTTATATTTTCGCGCTCTTTCAGGTACGCCTTGAGCGATTGCAGGAGCCTCGTCTTGTGAACCTTGAGGCACTTCTGATACTGCTCGGCTTCCAGAATTTCGGACACTTGCTGGTAGCAGGCCGACACGTCCTCGATATTCTTGGCTGTTTTGCCCTTGGCGAGTTCCCAGCCCTCGACGGCGTTGGGATCAATTTCAAGCTCCTCGTAAAGCCGCTCAGTGAGAGCTTTAATGTTCCCAGCGACGATCTTGGTTAGGGAAAGTAGCTGGCCTTTTTCTGCGGGCGATAGGTCGATTAGGGATGGCATGGATTTGAGTTTTTCGGGTGGATATAAGGTTTCAGGGCAACGAGACGTGGCGCGGGCCAGGCAGAAACGACATGCATCGACAGAAGGCGTCCGCACGGCTTTCGCATCGCGGACAGCCTCGTCAATCTCCGCGAGGTCTAGGAGGGCTTGAGGCAGTGACTTGGCGTCATAAAGTACCGGCGTGGGTAATCCGTATCTCGGAATGATCGAGGCGTAAACCTCGTCAATCGCAAGTTCGGGATTGTCCATGCGTTCAGCCAAGGCGACAGATTCTTGCCAGACGGCCACGGAATACGATCTGATTTGATCGTTAACTTCGGGGGACGGCACGTCGAGAAATCCAGACTTGAAATCGAGGATCAGGGCAACCCTTTTGCCGTAGATCATGCCGTACTGGATAAAATCGGGATGTCCTGAAATGATCCGCTCGCCGTTGTGGATAACGTAGAATGGTTCCTCCCGTTCTCGCACCACCTCGCCTCTCTCGATTCCCTCGGCATCCGGTGGGAATATCTTGTCAACAATGTAAGCGGCGGTATCCGCCAGCCTCGCGGCCACGTCGAAAAGCTCGTCAGTCAACAACGGCATTTTCGATTCGTCTTTTAGTGCGTCGTGAATAAGTCTGCCGTCGCCAGTCCACGACTTTTCCTTGCTCTGGGGGATGCCGCTTTCGGCGGCGGGTGCCCCAGAGCAATTGCGGTAACGGTGAATTGAGGAAGCTCTGATCACGGCGCGGAGTCTCCTCTCTCGCCAAGGATCACATTTTTGTACTCAGTCCACGACGCGATTGCGTCGGCGAGTACGTCGTCGGCCAGGTCACCCGGCCCGCTGAACGCACGCGGAATCCGCTTCCCAAAGCTTTTCAGGCAACGGCCAAGCTCGTCGGCGGTGATGGCGGGAGTCTCTGAATTCATGAGGAATTGCAGCTTTTGCTCTGGCGTCTCCGGTTTGTTCTCCTCGGAAGTTTGAGCACTCCCCGTCTCATCGTTTTTCCCGCCGGATTGCGGTACTGGCGCGTCGGGGGTCTGGCCGGTGCTCGCGGCTTTTTCAGGGGAAGTCTTTTCTTTGGCTGGCTTCGTAAAAATCGGCTTAGCAGCGATTGGAGCCGGAAAAGCCTCGTCAATGGTCGTATCGTTCTCACGGATGGCCGTCTTAAGACCCGCCAGCGTTTCGAGGTGTTCGGTCTGCAAGTCTCCCTCACCTTGGATGCCCAGAGACGCCCAGACGCGCTTAGGGTCGATCTTGAGAACCGTCGTGATCCATTTTACCACGGCGTTGCGACGCTGTTCAAAAGTCTGGATAGACTCGTTCGACAACAATTCGCGCACTGCTCTTTCGACCGGGCGGGCAATGGCGCGGGGAACAACTTGGAACGTGGCATCGCGACGAGCCTTGGCGACAGCGGCTTTTGCCACCGTCACGCGCATCCGAGGATCAAACGGCGTCTTGCCGTCCTGCTTGAGCGTTGATTCGATGATGTCGGAGGACGAGGCGAAGTTCGTTTCAAGGTCATGGGCCACGCCACGCGCCTTCACGTAGGTTTCGGTCTGCTCAAGGATGATGGCTCCCACGCGGAGATTGCCGTAGCACGAGCCGACGATTTCGGCCATGCGGACGGACATTCCTTCCGCGTACTTTCCCCCGCCAACCGGGCGCGAGTAGAGGCAGCTTTCGGCAGTTTCCGTATCGATGGTGGCCATCGCAATCGCCCGCTTTTTGTAAAGGTCAAGTGAGCGCGGGTAGCGGTGGGCTGTTGCGACCTGTACGTCAATCTCCCCGCGCGTGATTGCCTCTAATGCAGAGGCTGGCATGACCTCTAGAGAGGCCGTGTTATTTTCGGTTTCGTTGTTCATAGGTTGTTTTCTTTCAAAAGTTTTTCCGCCGCTTCCTTCTCCACCTCGCGAATCTGGGCGATGTGAGATTCCAGATTGGCAAGTATAGCCGGGCCAAGGACAATAACGTTTTCGGCGCAGTGCATTCGACTATCTCCGTCGGTCAGCACAAAGCATCCAGAGGACGGATTATACGTGCAATAAGTCTCCTCCCCCAATCTTCGCACAAGCTCGACTTTCACGGCGTCACCTCGACTTCGATCTCCAAGATTTCGAGCTTCACATCATCTTCGCTATCGACCCATCGGCCACCATGGATGTCCTTCAACCTCTCTTCCGCAGAAAATTTGCTGTCGAATTGTAGCTTGAAAGGGCTACCGAAGAGTGTTCCGGTAAGCTCCCATTTTTTGACCTTTTCAGGCGGCGCGGTAAAAGTGACTTGCAAACGACCGCAATTGTCGCAACCAATGCGCAGCTTCTTCCCATTGGCGTTAATTTCGATTGAGAGTGGTACGTTGTATTGATCGTGCGATGTGTTGATGTCCGCGCCGGGGATGAAATACCAGAGGGCTTCCGTGATGTCTTTTGATGAGGTGATGTGTATGAGTTTCATATTTTTTTAGGGTGTGGTTGAGAAGGCGTGGTTGTAGATTTGATCCAGACCGCACATGGCCAGGATAAGCAAGGCGAGCAGGAGGATTAGTATGTTGAGTTCAGAGCGGGTCATATCGCAAAAGCGGTTTGAAGAGCTTCCAGTTGCTCGGATTCGGTTAGGAGAATGTCTTTGCCGTCGTGCGTTGTTCCGTACTCGTCAGCGCGGTACTCTGAGGGATCGTCGATTGATTCTGAGCCGTTGTACGTCTTCAAAATCTCGACGCTAACCTCGACGGCTTCTTCATTGCGGAAGATGGTTATGTGCTCGTACATGGTCAATAACTCGCTTTCGATGCCGCCAGATCGCGGACTAAGGTTTTCACGAATGCCTTCCCTCGAAGCTCCATAGCAGCCGCTTCGGCGCACGATTTCATGCTGACCAGGGGAATGTCCTCGCCCGTCGGACGCACGCTGCTACGGAATCGCGGGATGCCGGTGAATTTGGAAGGCTTGACCTGCTCGTTATTATTCGTATTGTTCATTGTGGTTGATGTTTCCTAGCCGGGAGTGCTTAGAGGTGGGCGCTCCCGGCTTTTTGTTATTACTTGAGTGGCAATAGAATCTGCCCGTGTTCATCGATCAAGTGTTTGACCGATTGACATTCGACCGCCGCCATACCGTGTCTTTGGGCCACCTCAATAAAGCCCCATACGATAAAATCCTCGTCCCGCATTTTGATCTTCGGACGCATCAGATCGTCAGTATTTCCCGTTGGCCGAATGTGGGTTAGTTCGTGGTCAAGAAGCGCAATCTTTTGAGACTCGGTCTTCTTGGGCCATGAATCGCCATCAATCAAAAGTTCCACGTCGTAACCTTTAGTCAGTCGATCTTTCAGCGGAACGACCTTTACGCAAGCGGCAGCAGGAGCGCCTGCGTGCCCCTTAATCGCAGTTCCTTTGATTTGTCCGGTCTTTTCATCGACCGGAGCGTGAGCGAAAATCGTACCGATCTTTATCCGCTTAAGCCGTTCGTCGTGATATTTCTGACGAGTGGATTCCAGTAGGTCAACGACTTCTTGAGGTGCTATTCTGTAGGTTTTAGGCATAGATTTTCTTGTTTAAATTTCCTCCGCAGCCCTAGCCTCGACAAAGGCCATGATCGCGTCTTCCGGGGCATTTGAATCGAATCTAGGCAAAGGCGCTCCCGGCCTGCTCGCCATCAAAATCAGTCGCGCGGCTGGACCCGTTCCGATTTCTGCTTCAAGTTCCTTGCCCATCGGAGCCTTCGTCACCGTCCAGCCCGCAATGCAATGCGTCGTTTCACAGGTATGCCATGTTTTCATTTTGAGAGCACAGCCAGGAGAATTAATTGCCGCAAGTAAATTTGTGTAGGGCTTTTTCCACTCGTATTTTTTGAGGAGCTTGGCGATGGAAGGATATTCGCGAGAAAGCCATCCGATTTGATCGGGAGAAAGCCATCCGATTTGATCGGGAGAAAGCCATCCGATTTGAGCGCGAGAAAGCCATCCGATTTGATCGGGAGAAAGCCCTCCGATTTGATCGGGAGAAAGCCCTCCGATTTGAGCGCGAGAAAGCCATCCGATTTGATCGGGAGAAAGCCATCCGATTTGATCGGGAGAAAGCCATCCGATTTGATCGGGAGAAA